CCTCATTTCCCCCACCGATCGCGCACCCATTGATCGTTGCGGCCATCAACGAATCCGGAGATCCGGATTTCATCGTTGATGACGATACGCCGACTGCCGATGATCTTTTGCCGTATAAGAAGGATGCACTCCTATCAATGCTGCAACAAGCGGAGGATTTTGTATCTGAACGCATCATGCCGGCGATGAAACTCGGGGCTGTTGGATATCGTCTCGCCGATATCACAAAGGCGGATATAGAGCGGGTCAATGATCTGAGCACCAAAATCAATATCAAGGATGCTCAGGTACACGAGATCGAAAATGATCTCGCGCAATACGATGCCGCGCATGAAAAAAGTCTACTTCGCCAGATTGTCAGTAGCGTGAAGGATGTAATTATCGGGGAATCCGACCCGGCTCCCGATCCGGTTCGCGACGCGAAAGTGGCAATATTGGATGTCGCTCGCGAAGATCTTGCAAAATTGCTGGCGTCGCTGAGCGACCAGAAAGCATATCACGCCGAAGCGCGTCCTGCGGATGATACTTCCTTTCTGGCGCAGCATGCAGAAGCGACTGCCAATCTTGAGGGGGTTCGTCGATGGATTGCTCAAGTGAAGTCTGAGATTCACGACCTGACCATCGACAATATCGACGGGTATTCGATCCCGGCGTTTTCAGAAGGATCTGCGAGATGAAAAATAGGTATTTGGTCGCCGGCCTGTTTCTTCTGAGCTCTATCGCGACCGCGTCAGCACAATCGAATCCCGGGTTGTCTTACGGTCAGGTTCCGACCGCTGGACAGTGGAACAGCTATTTCTCCGCAAAGCAGGACGTGCTCGGATATCTTCCGCTTCCGATCACCGGCGGCACTATGACCGGAAAACTGACGCTAGCGGCGTCGAACACATCAAACGCCAGCCTAAACATTCCGCCTAGTGTCGCGCCGGCATCGCCCAATAATGGCGACGTATGGGAGACAACGGCAGGCATCTTCGCGCGCGTGAACGGCACCACCATCGGGCCACTGTCCGGCCCGTCCGGGGGCAGCTTCGCCGCGACGTTGCCTTTGTCGGTCTCTTTCCCGGCTGGTGTGACAACCTATGCCTGTGCGATCTGTGCGGTGACTACCAATCCGCTGTCGCAGTTCTCCGCGACGACATCGGCACAGTTGCTCGGGGTGATATCGGATGAGACGGGCACGGGACCGCTGGTGTTCGGGACATCCCCGTCAATTTCTGCGCCAGTGCTATCCGGAACGATCACCGGAACCTACACGTTGGGCGGTACGCCGTCGATCTCCGGTGGTTCAATCAACAGCGGGATCATCGCTGGGACCTACGGAGGCACAGGCGTAAACAACGGCGCGCGCACGATCACTGCGGGAGGCAACTGGTCGTCGACCAGCACAGTCTCGATCACCGGTGCTTTCTCGACAACTGGCGCATTCGCAACTGCGGCGGCAGTTACGCATGCAGGTGCCTTCGCGCAGACCATCACGGCGACGGGTATCACGAACTCGACGTTGCCCGCCGGCACGCACACGCTCGCCGGCCTCGACGTGGCACAGACCTGGACCGCGTTGCAGGGCTTCGCCGACAACGATTTCGGGTTGAACGGCAGCACCTCGGGTAATTTGATCTTGCGCGCGGCAGCCATCTCGGCATCAAGCGTGATCCGTTTCCCTGCCGGATCGACGGACTTCAGCGCCACAGGTGGCACGTCTCAGGTGGTCCGTCAGTCGTCGGCTGGCGCGGCGCTCACGGTCGGCCAACTGGCATTCTCAGATATCTCGGGCACCATTGCGACCGGCCAGGTGTCGGGCTCCTACACAGGAATTACCGGCGTCGGTGCACTAGCTGCGGGATCTCTCGCGGCTGGCTTTACGCCCATCACGAATGCGCTGCTTGCGAACTCCTCAACAACGGTCAACGGCCAGACATGCTCACTCGGAGGAACCTGCACCATTACCGCTACCGCAGCATCAGTCACGGTCGGCACCACGACTGTGACCGGAGGTCCTGGTCTGCTGTTCAATTCGACATCGGGCGGTACGCTCGCGGCGGTGACCACGGCCAACAATTCGGTCTTGGTCACGAACGGTTCCGGCGTGTTCTCAATGTCGACCACGCTGCCGAGCGGTCTTGCGGCCACCAACATGGCGCTGACGACACCCACCATTGGCGCGGCATCTGGCACCTCTCTTGCCCTCGGTGGTGCGACTATCGGGACGAACGCGCTGGCTATCACCGGCACCACGTTGTTCAACTCTGCCATCACCTACGGAGGCGTGGCACTTTCAAATTCTGTCACTGGCACGGGGTCAATGGCACTCTCCGCGTCACCGGCTTTCACTGGAGTTCCGACTGTCCCAACTGCTACGATTGGAAATAATACCACTCAGATAGCTAGTACAGCATTTGTTCAAGCGGCCGTTGCGGCGTCGACGACTGGAGTCGCCTCTCTTAATGGACAGACCGGCAATCTCGCTGCAGTCATAGCCCCACAAGGTCGGTTGACGCTGGCATCCTTGACGCCTGTCATGACAACTACTCAAGCGTCAAAGACCAGGATCTATTACACGCCATACGTCGGTTCTCAAGCAACGATATATGACGGCAGCAATTTAATTCCGACGACATTTTCGGAGATATCGGTGTCGACAACCGATACAACCAAGAATCCCGCCGCCATCGGCGCCAACAAGGTAAACGATTGGTTTGTCTGGAACGACAGCGGAACGCTGCGGCTGTCGCACGGCCCGGACTGGACCAATGACACAACCCGTTCGGCGGGCACCGCGCTGGTGCTTGTGAATGGCATCCTGCTGAACAATGCCAGCATTACCAACGGGCCGGCCGCGTCTCGGGGAACCTACGTCGGCACCACAAGAAGCGACGGTTCATCACAATTGAACTGGATAATCGGCGGATCCGCTTATGGTGGAACGGCAGGATTCCTTGGCGTCTGGAATATGTACAATCGCGTTATTTCGTCGGCTGCGTCAAGAGATAGTGGGGCAGTTTACAGCTACGCTACGGCAGCAGTTCAGCAGGCGCGCGCTAGCGCTGGAAACCAAGTGTCTTTTGTATCTGGCTTGTCTGAGGATTATTTTACTGCGATCTACAGTGCAGCGGCTACTGCTGCTGGTGGTGCAAGTGCATCGGCAGTTTTTGGAATTGGGTTTGATAGCTTGACCACCATTACGTCAACTAGAATCGCTGCGTATTCCGTTGTTGGGGCCCTTTCTCTTGCTGTATCATCCACGAACTACAGCGCCAGTTCGTTGGGATATCACGTAGTTTCGGCTAATGAGATTGGAGACGGAACTAACGGAAATGGCTTTGATAACACCAGCGACAACACGCTAACCTTTAACTTAAGGATGTAACCCAGATGATGTTTTCTTGTAAGTCGGCAGCACTGCTCTTTGCGGGAATTGTAATATTCTGTACACCAGCACAGGCACAAGTAACTTTGGCGCAAGGCGTTCAGACATCTGGATCACCTCCGATTGTAGTTCCCGAAACGTGGTTTGGTCCCGGCGTCACCACGAATACGTGGTACAGCTCGGTCTTTGCATCGACCGATGCAACAAAGCCGACCATTGGCGGCCAGATTACTGTCGACCACGCGGTGGGCGGAGATGATCCGGGGCATGTATTTGGAATGGCATGGTTCGATGCTGTCGTGGGGCGCGCGGCCGGCGGCAATATTTACGGACGCAATACGGTCTGCCACGCAGACACCGGGTTCCATCGGCTGATGGCATGCTACGAATTTGATCTCAATAACTACTCCGGGATTGATGCCGGACCACCTGGAAGCGCAAATGCACAATATGGAAATGTGTTCGTCGGCACCGGCGCGAACAAGATCACGGCATATAGCTGGATGCTTGGAACGTGGGGACAGGCGGCCTCGAAATATGGTGCCGTATATGATTCGTTTTCTGTTGCTGAAGCCGACGTATTCGACAATGGATCTGGATCCAAGGCAATAGTCGGAGCTGTCGGGCAGCATCAATACGGTTTCCAATTCCATCAAGCAAACTTCTCGTCTGGATGGGGGGCCGTTCCGAACAACTCTCCGCTCCTTAGTCTCGGCGCAAACGGCACCGATCTTCACCCGATGATTAAGCTAAACACGCAAGATGCTATTGAGGTCGGAGATTCGACGCATGCGCTAGTTGTGCCTGGACCTTTGTTCGTCAAAGGCGGCGAGGTGATGGCGTCGCCGCTGGCGTGGACGCCGACTCTGACGTGCGCAGGAGGCGGTGTGCCGACATACGGCATTCAAGGTGGTTCGTATCTTGTCACCGGATACATGGTGCAGGTGTGGTTCTACTTCTCGCTGTCATCGACGGGGGGATGTTCTGGCGCTCTTTCTTTGACTGGGCTTCCAACCACTGCATCAGCCACGCCGAACGATAGAGGATATGTCGGGGTCACGAACTACCAAGGAATTAACGCGGGTGCAGGACAAACGCAACTGAGCGGCTTCGTAACACCAGGAACGCGATCTGCTCCTCTGGTCTCCAATAGTGCGACGGGGGCACCGGCAGTATCTTTGACCGGAGAAATGCTGACAACCTCCGTCGTCCTTCAGGGGTTGATTACGTATCATGAATAAACCAACAACTTTAATCTTTGGCGTCGCAACTCCATAAAGGATGAGTCCCCATGACGCTCGTTATCACCCCCCAGAACTGGCGGCAGATTTGGCCGAATGCACCGCAAGCGGTTATCTCCGCCTTTGCGGCTAAGCCGCAGATTTTGGCGAATGCCGGAATCACGGATACGAGACAACGACTGCTATTCTTTTGCTCAAATATCGAGCATGAATGCGGCGGGTTCACGATTCGCGATCTGACCGAGAACACCAACTATACGGCCGCGCGCATGGTCGCGGTCTGGCCGAACCGATTTCGTTCCGTCTCCGACGTGCAGCACCGATTTGGAACGGAACCAGGCTGGCAGAAGGGTGCTTTTGATCAGATTTATGGCGACCGCATGGGCAACCGCCATGGGACACATGACGGATCAACGTTCATCGGCCGTGGTGGTCCGCAGGTTACAGGGCGTGATGGCTATGCGGCGGTCGGGAAGCTGGCGCACCTTGACCTAGAGGCCAACCCGACGCTGGCCTGCCTGCCGGAATGGCAACCGGAAATCTGTGCGGCGTTCTGGACGTGGAAGAACCTGAATCACTTCGCTGATGCGAATGATTTCCTCGGTTGCGTGAAGGCATGGAATGGCGGAACTAATGGGCTGGCGGATCGACGCGCTCTGATGGCCGGTAACAGCCCGATCATTGCGCGCCTCAATATCGCGCGCGATACGACCGCCACAGTCAATGAGATCGCAGCCCCATCGATTGTCCCTGCGCAATCCCCGATAATCGACGACGTCGAATGGCTGCAACGTTCGTTGAACGCCCTCGGCGTCAAACCGCAGTTGGACGACGACGGTTCCTATGGCAGCTTCACCAAGACCGCCATTCGCGATTTCCAAAAGGCGCACGACTTGGATTCAAGCGGTATCGCGGATGCAAAGACCTTAGCTGCGATCCGCAGCGCACTCCAATTGCTCAAGGTGACAGAATGAGGGCCGCCGTTGTTATCCTTTCCGCTGTGATCGCGACGTCCGATGTTCCATGCAGCGACATGCCAAAGAGTTGTGCGGGGGCCCGGTCGCTGACGACCGAAAAGTTCGGCGGAGACCAGAAGTCTGCAGACCGCTGGGCTCGGAAATGCGGCCTCAGCGCCTTCATAATCAAGCAAGGAAAAGCTATCTGCGGGCTGTAGGTAGAGTTCAGGGCAAATTCGTGGTTTAAAAGCTTCAGCCACGAATCGCCCCCAACCCATCAAGGAGACGACGATGAACCTGAACGGCAAGCAGATCATTTCTATCGTCGGTGCAGTTCTGAGCGTCCTGATGATATCGACCGCGCAACTCACCGACCTGTTCGGACCCGGCGTCGCCAAGACGGTCGTCTCAATCGCGGGCCTCGGCAATACGATCATCTCATCGGTCATGGCGGTCATCACTGGAACCTTGACCCAGGACGCACAGGTCAAACAGGTGCTCGACATGCCCGGTGTTAGCCGCATTGCCATCAACAAGCAGGCCAGCCCGGTGCTGGCTGCCATGGCCATGGATCCTGATATCGATAAGATTTCCCCCACCGAAAGCGATCGCCTCGCCGTCGCGCAAACCGCCAAGGTTGCGTGATGCCGACGCTGAACGGACACGGGCTCGGCCGGAAATTTACGCCCGACATCGACGGTCGCGACCGCACCTATGCGGCAGCGCACGCCGTTTCCGACCTTCCGTCTTTCGTCGATCTGCGGAAGCATCTGCCGCCCGTATTTGATCAGGGCGAGACAAATAGTTGCGGCGCGCAGTCCGGCGCCGCGCTGATGCAGTTCCTGTTCCCCGACGTCGCCGGCGGGTTCAGCCGCAATCAGCTCTACTGGTCCGTGCGCGAGATCGAAGGCGACCTCGACAAGGACAATGGCGTCGACACCCGCAACGTGCTCAAGGCGATGCAGAAGATCGGCGTCGCGCCGGAGCCCGTCTGGCCGTTCGACGTCCACGACATTCTGAAGGCACCGCCCGCCTCTGTGTTTGCCGAAGCGGGAAATTACAAGATCGCCAGCTATGAGCGGCTGGTCGGCGCGACAGACTATCTGAACTGTCTGGCATCCGGTCTGCCGTTCATCCTCGGGTTCATGGTGCCTGAATCGCTGGACGGCGATGCGGTGGCGAAGTCGGGCATCCTGCCGATTCCAGACCTCTCGAAGGAAAGCATCGTCGGAGGCCACGATGCATTGTGCGTGGGATATGACCGGGCTTTCAAGTCGACGCCGTTCTTCAAGGCCAGCGGCATTGACCCCGCGAAGGTGTCCGACACCGCCCTGCTGATCCGAAATAGCTGGGGATCGAAGTGGTCGCCGAACTTTCGTGGACACTTCTGGTTACCCCTCAGCTATGCCACGAACCCGACGACAGGTGGAGATGCATGGGTGGCGAAGCGGACAGTCCAGATGGGCGCTGCCGCGCCGGTTGCGCCGGTTGCGCCTGTGGCGGCTCTCGTGGCCCCGCCAGCGCCACACGCGCCGACCAAGCATCAACTCGATGTGGCCTTCGTCGCCGCGCGTGCGGCCCTCGATAAGACCGGCTATGGTGGATGGGTATCGGACGCCAAACTGCGCCCGGTCTCCGATGAAATCGCGACTGCCGTCATCAAGGCGGCTTAACCCGAAGGAACGTCAGATGTTGAAGAAAATTGCGACGATCACGACTCTGGCCGGCGCGCTCGCGCTCGGCGCTTGCGGCACCACCGGCGGCCTGCCGGCCAGCACCACCACGACCGATCCGACCGTTTCGTCCGTGATTCAGGCTGTGCGCACCGGTTGCGCATACGTGGCGCCGGCCAGCCAAGTGGCATCAATCATCACCACGTTTACGGGCGGCTCCAGTATCGTCGACCTCGTCGGCACCGTGGCGAACTCGATCTGTTCGGCAGTGACCGCCAAGGGTGCCAGCCGCGGCGTTTCGCCGTCAGTCAATGGTGTGCCGCTGACCGGTCACTTCCTGGCTGGCGCGCACCGCCGCCGCTGATCGCTGAACCCTGGATACCGCCGTTGACTTTAGTGGCGGTATCCAGACGATGGAGAGGGCCTGTCGATGCAACCTATGCAGATCACCGCCGTTGAAGTCCCGGCCATGACGATGGTGGAGCGCAGGATGTCCGTTCATGACCTTCCCGGAGATTTTCGACTATATCAAGCAGGCGGGGGTTCCCGGGGTTCTTTTGATTTGGCTGTGGCTGGAACGCGGCGAGCGGATCAGCGCGCAGACCGAGCTCAAGCAGGTTTCGGAAAAGTCGATTCTCGCCATCTCGGAAATGAAATCGCTGGTCGGACAACTGACCGCCATCTTCAAACCGAACGGTCCGGGATCATGAGCGCACTTGTCCGGCTCTGGGAGAATTTGACGCTGAGGCCGCATCGGACGGAACTCAGCGAACGAGTCGCTGCCGCAGCCGACGAACTGCAGATTGAGGCGCGTGCATTGAAAGAGCAATTGCAGCCCTACGTTGATTCGGGTGATCCTCTTACCGCGATGATGTTCGATCTTTACGCCAAGCGGAGGATGATCGATGCGGCACCTAAATCTGATTCTTGAATTGACGAACGGTGTCGTTGCGATCAATACGTTTTTCCTGCTCTGCTATTTGATGATGTATTTCACGATGCAGTGGCGCCGGCCGCGCGAGATCGCCCCCGTTCATCTTATCGTGGATCCCGACGTTCGTCGCCACGCCATGGTGCTGGCGACCGCCCTGTTCGTCGATATGACGGGCGCCTTCATCACCAGAGCAATTGTCTGGTACTGGCGCCGGATCGGAGTAGGCGGCGGTGGGGGGGCGATGAATCAGATCCAGGTGTTCGGGATGTTGATCGGTGCCATTGGGATTGCAGTTGGCGTTCTGATGATCATCCATGCTCTGGCGCGTCCGCGGTACGGCAATATGGCGTGGCTGTCGGTGGCGTTAGTCGACATCATCTATCTGGTTTCGGCGGTTCTTCTGCCCTAAAAGTCAAGACTTTTTCGCCTCTTCCATTTGTGCCAAGAACTCTCCCGTCCTGATCACTTTTGACCAATGGGGGATTTCATCTTGAAGCACATTCTCGTCCTGGCGGCCGTTCTTTCGATCATTGCCGGCACCGCTGAGGCCCGGCCGCGGCAGACCCGCGCGCCGGTCGCGCCGCCCGAATGTAACGTCATCATGCCGTGCGACTTCGGCATGTCGATTTTTGCCCCCTCCAAAGCAGTCGAGAAAATCGACAAGCGGAACAAAAACGCCAAAACCGACGCTTTTTTTTCAAATCCTTTGCAGCGGATCACAGTCATATCGGCAACGGCAGCCAGTACCGTAGTCGGCGGCCGGCCGGCCGGATGCCCCCACGCCTTCTGCGGATGCGGCGCCAGCCTGTATCTGTTCGGCCGGATCATCCCGTCGCTGAACCTGGCTGCGAACTGGTTGCGGTTTCCGCGCGCCGCGCCGGCGCCCCGGATGGTGGCGGCTCGCCGCGGGCATGTGTTCGTGCTCGAGCAGCACATCGCTGGGTCGACATGGCTGGTTCACGACAGCAATTCCGGGCGCGGCCGCACCCGCATGCATGCCCGGTCGATCGCCGGGTTCGTGATCGTTGATCCGCACGGAGCCGGCTGATGTCGAACTGGACCACGGGGGAACTACGGGTTTTACGGGATGCACATGCGACCCGACGCCCGGGGATGGTCGAATTGGCCCTGCTGTTGCCCCGACACACTCAGGAGGCCGTTCGGATAAGGTCCGAGATCCTCGGCCTCCGGACGAAGCAACGGAACCTTTTGCACTGGCTGCGTATCGCCCATCGTCATTTCTCGCAGCGGGAGGCCGTAGAGAGGGATGCAGGCTCGGTGCGGGCCAATCCCCGACTTCCTGACGCCATTGCGCCCTGACGCTGCGCTGGCCCGGCGCGGGACCTTGCGGACTGGATCGAATCCATCCATAACTGCGGTCGGCCCCACCGAGCCCGAATAGACCCCGGGTTCCGGCGTCGCCGTCCTTTCTTGGTTGGACCTCCATCGACTGGCCCGGCGCTCCCCACAGGCGCCGGGCTTTTTCGTGCCGGCAAAGAAAACCGCCGCCTCCCAGCGTGGAGGCGGCGTCCCGCTGCGGCGGCGGGTGAGCTATTTGTCGGCGTCGATCACCGGCATCAGCAGGCTCAGAGTTCCGGGCGGAATCGGGTTCTGGCCCTCATCGTCGCCGAGTTTCAGGTCCGACAGTTTGATCTTCGGGATGGTGGCGCCGCACGGGGCCTCGATCACCTTCGTATATTCGGCGTTGAGCTTGGTCAGTTCCGGGGAGCCAGGTTCGATCTGCTTCCCGCCGCCGACTTCCTGCAGGAGCTGCATCCGGGTTTTTTCGGTGGCGTCGGCCAAGGACCGCAGCGACGTGATGGCCTGTGCGATGGTGAACCGCACCGCGCCGCCGAGGCGGTAAGGAACTGCCACGGGCTTCCCGTCCACCATCTTCTGATAGGTGTCGAGGCTGGAAAGGGCGCCGTAGACCTGCAGGCACTTTGCAACGGTCATGGGCGGTTCGGCGCACGCCGGCGTAGCGGCAGCGATCAGGGCGGCGGTGGCAATCATCAATCGTTTCATGGGTGGTTCCTTCAGTGGTACTGCTGACCCCGCAGCGGGTTAGTTTGGATGCCGGAATACGAGAATTTCAGATCGGCTCCAATTGCTTGCGCGTGTAGACCTCGCACTGCTCAAAAACAACGGCCAGCGCGCGGTGAGAATGATGAAGCCGGACGACCTTGTCGGTTCGGACGAAGGTTGAATCGGCGTGGCGGATGACGAAGCAGGCTGGGCCTACCGTCAGTTTTCCAAGGCGGCGGTTGGCCTCGTCCACCAGAACAGCAACGCGCATCATCGGCGCTTCTCCTTTTTCGGAAACGGGCGCGAAGCCCACTTGGTCTTGCCTTTCGGCATCTTGCCAGCGGATCGGATTGGGGATGACCGCTTCGGCTTCGGCGGCTTCTCCCGTCGGCGCTGGCGCTTGATCAGAACCCGGTCGGGATGCTGGCCGTGGTCACCAATGTGGTTTGTCTTCACGCGGTGCGCGTTGGCTTCGCGGTACATGAGCGAATCCGGGTCGTTGGCCGGCGGCATATATTCGACGTGCACGCCCTTGCGGAACACCTTCTCGCGGGCGCCTAGCGCGGGATCGTGGTCGAGGTGCAGCCCTTTGACCTCGCAGCCCAGCAGTTTGGCCAGGTGCGCCAGCAGTTCGGCCAGCAGGGCGCCGAGGCGGCCCTTGTTGGCCGCCATGACGTCGTCGGGCCACATCTCGCCGAGCTGCCGCAGGGCGACGCGGCAGCGGACAGATGTGGGTATCACGGGGCGGAGAAGGCGTGGCATTAGATTTTACTCCCGACCCAAATACTGATCGCGACGACTGCCGCGCCAGCATAATAACCGATCCAAAAACTAGTCGGATCCCACGTCATCTCCCGCGCTTTCCGCCGCGCTTCGTCATCGGCTTGACCTTCGCGATCTGATTGCGGAGGTCAGCCGCCGAGGGTTTCTTTGCGCTTTTCAGGAGGCGCGCCTCCTGCAATGCGCGCTGCTGCAACTCTTTCGGGCCTGGTGTCTGTGCCATGGTGCTCTCCTGTGGTTAGAACGGGATTTGGTCGACGAGCGGCTCTGCGTTTTTGATGGCACGGCGCAAGGCCAGCATCGGAGGGCTGTTGTCGGACTTGCTTACGCGCGGGGCCGCCACGTCCTTGGCCGCCTTCCATAGTTCGGTCAGCGCCGTATCGGCCTTGCGTGCATCATCACGTAATTTGGCGATCTGCTCACCTTGCCGCATTGTCATCGCCTGCAAATGGCTGGCATTCGCCTGCGCGGTGGACAACTGCGCCGCAGTCGGGCGCAGCGCGAGTTCGACCAGCTTAGCGAGCACCAGTTCGTTCATGTCAGACATCGTTCTTTCCTCCGGTTATGCGGCGAACAACCAAGCTTGTGCCCGGAGGTCGCCTTTCTTCTCAATCAGATCCAGCGTGCGCAGTGTACTGAGATAATTTGCCCATGTCCCGGATTTGTGGCTGTAGCCGGCGGTTCCGGCCAATTGTTCGTGGCTCCACTTGTCCGGGTAGGACGACAGCAGCGGTTCAAGGATGCGCTGCTGCGGGCCGCCAAGCTTGCTGAGCACCGCGCGGTGCAGTGCCTCGACGGTGGGAGCCACGGCAGGATCATTGGCAGCCGCGATGCCCTCCGGCGTCAGGACCAGATCGCCCTTGGGCGCCAGCATCCCGCCCGTGCGCAGCAAACTCAGGTAATTCGCCCATGTGCCGGACTTGTGCGAATAGCCGGCGATGAAAGCGACCTGCGCGTGCGTCGGCGCCGCGCCTGGCATCAGGACGTTCCACCAGCGGATGGCGTCGACGATCTTCTGCTGCGGGCCGGGGAGCGATCCCGTTCCCCGCATCTGCTGGAACATCGAGGCGCGGGATGCCATGTTTTCTGCTTCGTTCCATTTCGGTTTCACCGCGACCAGATCCGGCTGGCCGCGCTCGGTGATCTTGTCGTCGTGCTTGATCAATCCGGCGACCGGCGTTACCCGGATTCCTTGACGGACCTTCTCGCTGGCCGTCGCAGCGTCGCTCGCCATCTCGGTAAGACGGTTCGCTTCGGTGCGGTGCTTGTCGACGACCATCTCGATATCGTGGATCAGATCGAACATCACACCGCGGATGTGGCCGCGGCCGCTACTGATGCCCGTCAAGTGGCCATCGGCATGGCCGCGTTCATAACCATGCTGTTCGGCGGCAGCGATGATGTCACCGTCCAGCGCGGCCGCGGGCACCTTGGTGGCGGCCTCTTTCTCAAGCTGGGCGATCCGCGCGCGCAGCGCCGCTGGGTCGTTGGCGACCTTCTCTTTTGCGACCTTTTCAAGTAGGCCCTTGATGGCACCGGGATCGATCGGCGTCAGCTTCGGGCCATCGTCCGGATCGCTGTCGGGCGCAGAACTTGAATCGAACGTCTTGGGCCACGCAAATTTGACGCGCTCAAGAACATGCTCGCGCGGTGCCCAAACCCATCCCTCGCCAGGCGCGAGACCGGATAGCGATTTGATGACCTCCTGGCCGGCGCCGTCGTCCGCCTGATCGGCGATCCAGTCCTTCACCGCGTTGCGGTCCTGCGGCGCCGTCACCATCATCGCGATCAGTGTGTGCGCCTGCGTCAGCGAGTCCTTGTGAAGCTTGGCCGGACGCTGCGAAATCATGGTGATGCGCAAGCCCTTGGAGCGCCCCAGCGACAGCAAGTTGTTCGTCGCGTGCAGCATCGCCGGCGCGCTGCCGCCGCTCCGCGCCCCGCCCTGCGGCGCGAACAGATGGGCTTCGTCCAGGACGAACACCAGCGGCCCGCGGTTCTTGCGCAGCAGCGTCTCGGCGAAGTCGGTAAACCATTGGGAGCGCGCCTCGACGGTCATCTGCGAGGTGTCGAACACGAAGCTGTCCGATGACGTTCCGACGATCTCGCCCCACGTATTGCCATCTCGGCGTTGCAGCGGAAAATCCGCGTGCTCCCCGCCGACGATGTAAATGTCGAAGCCCTTGGTCTTGCCGTCGGCTTTCAGGCGCAGGCCCCAGCCGACGCCGGTCGGGTCAATGTTGCAGACCCGCATCCCGGCTTTGAGCGCGGGTTCGATGATCTGGCTTTTGGCGACCGACGTCTTGCCGCTGCCGTTCATGCCGAGGATGGCGATGTGCTTTTTGAGGGCCGCTTCCGGGATGGGCTGCTTCACGATTGCACGTCCTTTTCAAATTGCTTGAGCGCCTGAGAGATCAGGGGCCATTTGGAAATGAAGATATTGGCGAGGGCGATCATGTCGCCGGTGGCATATCCGGCATCGTCCCGTCCTTCTTGTGCTTGGCGAAGATGCCGTTCCAGTTCGGCTGTGGTGGCCGACCCGGCAAAGTTCTCCCGTGCGCGCAGATCGGATGCGATGGCGGACAGCACCTGGTAGCGATGGGCCATGGCGAGCGGCTGGCCACAGCTCTGCGCGGCGCGGCGCTCCGCCGCCGATAACTCGTCGACGACGTGGCGTTTCTGGGCAGTGGTGTACAGGCGCAGGGTCATGTTTCTTCCTTCGGTTGACGGCAGACCCAGACCATGGCGTTCACGCCGCTGGCATTCGGTCGGACGATATTGGCGGGCATGATCTCGCCGGTGGCGCGGAGCTCGCTGAGGCGCGGGCGGACAGAAAATTCGGAACGGCCCATCTTGGCGGCAACCTGGTCAGCAGTCAGACCGCTTGGCCACTCGACACGCAGGGCCGTCAGGACTTGTTCGCGCAGGGTCAGCACCTTCGGTGCCATCAGGCGCGCAGCGGCCGCGCTGGTGGTCGGCTCCTTATGGCCAGCGGTCTCTGGATAGACCGGAGGCGGCGTGTAATCGAACAGGTCAGGCATAACATTCCTCCCCATCTTTGCATGCGCATCGCTCGTCCGGCGTTGAATACCAGCCAGTTTTGTCGCACCACCACGTGTGCTGGCAAAGGTAGTCGCCGCGGACCATATCCTTGCATTCAGAGCACCAGACCGCATCGACGTCGGCTCCGTTGTGTTCAAGCCAGCAAAGGATGTCGGTATCGGCATCAAGTTGAATTTGCTTTGGAGGAAGGTTGAGGCGGCGCGTTCGATTACGCTTCCTGATCATCCGGGTGCGACGACCACGCCAAGGCGGCTTATCCCTGGCGTCCACCCATTGAGCCGGTTCTTCCTTAACTTCGACACTGCCCGAGACGTGGTAAATTCCCGAAACAGGGACGGGTCCGCCGCCGCCGCCGCTTTGATGGAAAAGGTAGTATCCGTAGGACCGCGACCATTCGACGTCGTATTCGGTCCGGTAAACATACGTTTTGCCGTCGCGATTGTCGGACTTTTCCTCAATGACGGTTACGCTATGAATGACAGGCCTCCCGGAGGCTGGCCGAAAGAAATGAGTGACCACGGCTCTCGTCATGACGATTTCCTCTTCGGTGGATGCATCCGATGCAGTTCGGCCCACGTCACTCCGACCAGGCTGAGGCAATATTCGAGGACGGCGACCTTCGAGGCTTCAAATTCCTCTTTTCCCATGGCGGCGTTCGATTGCGATTTCGCGTCATAAACGAACACGACATTTCCGCTCAACAGGATCACCGCGAAGGGGCTGCGCGACCGCAGGTTCATTGCCAGCGATCGGGCATGCCCGTCGGTGTCGCAAACGAAGTTCTTTTCGTCGCAATAGCCGCACTCGACCAGCGCCTTCGCGCGCAGCGCCTCGACCGACGGATATTTTGCGGCGATCTTCTCCGGGAGCGACAACCACAGATCCCGGAGCTGGGCGAAATAATGCGACTGGCTGGCCGCCGACCGTTCCTCATGGACCAGCAGCGGATAGGCGCGCCCGACCTCGAACTGCTCGTCGCACTGCCGCTGGTGGCGCGGCAGCGGGACCATGTTCTGGCCGTTCCAGATCATCGTAATCGGCCGGACGCGGCTGCTCATCGGATGTGATCCGTCACGTCGTAGTTTGCGGCGGGCACTTCCAGACCATCAATGAACAGCCGCTCGCCGAGATGGATGGCGGCGCGGACGCGCATGTGGCCATATTCGACCGTCAGCGCGTCGTCGAGTTCGGCGATGATATCGCCGCTGGCGTTGCGGAGAAACTTCATCCGGCGACTCCCATCCGCTTCAACTGCTCGACCAGCTTTCCCTTTTCGTGATTGAATCGTTCCACCTCGTTGGACAATTCGCGGATGTAGACCTCGTCCCGATAGACGCGGATGTCGAGCGCAGGCATGGACCGGTGGCAGTAGATCGTCAGATCCCACCAGTCCCGCTCACAAATCCACAGGCTCCCTTGAATTTGCGCCCGGTGTTCCGGCGGCATCGGTGCCGGGCGTTGCAGCATCGGGATCAGGACTTCGGCTTTCGCCGTCTTGATCTCAAGGCCGCCGTCAAATCCCAAAAGGGAATCGGGACTGGCGCCGCACAATTTCGTTCCTGAAAAATTTCGCACGAACCCGACCCGCCGCGGCTCGACACCCTTGCGCCTGCAATAGGACTGTCGCGCTTCATCCTCCAGCGCATTACCGCGCTCCATGGCGATTGATCGGAAACCTTCTTCGCCTGGCTGGCCGGTGATGATTTCAGCCGCTAACCGATGCATCAGTTTCGTGCGCGTGATCGACGCTCCGCCGTCCTTTCCGCTCGCCATGACAGTCGCGAGAACGGACGCAGTGGGGATGCCGAGACGGGCCTCGAACCACTCCGGGGAACCCTGTTCAACGTCGATGATCAGCAGTTCGGACTTCGGCGCCGGCGGGGCCTTCTTGGCGGCTGCCGCCGGCTTCGTGCTCTTTGCCATGGTCAGGCCTTCCGCTGCTGGTTGGCATGAAACTGCTGGCAATCCTTCTTGGCGACCTCAAACAGATCGGCGGGAAGGTCGGCCAATTTCTTGATGGTGTAGTGCTCAAGGAACTTCGCTTTCGGGACACCGCACCATTCGACGAGATCGCGCATTACGATGATCTGTTCTTCGCTGATCGTCTTGCGTTCTTCGACCTCGGCGAACCCGCCGCCGGCAGCCGGCTTCATATTGCGCTCAATGTGCCCGTCGGTGTCGGCATCTTCGAGCGCCTCGCTGACGATGTTGAGCAGCGCGATCGTGCAATATCGCTTGCCGTAGGACATAGACGATCCCCAGCCCTGCACGTTGTTCTTGCTGCCCGAGGTTTCCGCCGGAAGCGGGAACGCCGTCGATCGCTGGTGGCCGCCGATGTGATCCAGGAAGCCGCGCACCATGATGCGCGCGCCGTCGAGCGCTGGTTCTGTGGCGAACGATAGCGTAAACCCATGCCGCTCGAGCAGCGGCTTGAGCACCTTCATGATGTTGTTGAAAGTGGCGTACGGTGTCGACTGCTGGACCTTTCCGCTGCGCCCGCCGGCGGCATCCTTCTCGCGTATCTCGATCTTGCCGTCCCGCTTGATCGCCGGCAGGTCGCGTTGCAGCGCCACGAATGCGGCGTTGAACGCCTTCATGGCGTCGCGGTCCTCTATCTGGCGTTGCATGTCGAGCAGCGCCTGCATCTTGGCGACATCGGTGCGCGGGTCCGCCGCGGCGCGCGCAATGATGGCGAGGAAGTTGGTCGGCTCCGGGCCGGCCACCACGGCGTGGTCGGCTGGCGCGGCGACTTCCTGGCTGCGCCTTACCGGCATCGGCCCGCCTTCGCGCCCAGCGGCAACCCGGACGCGATCCTTGGTCTGCGGGGTGATGTCCTTCACAACCGCGTTCCTTCCGGTGCCTCGACCTCGACCTGCGGATAACCGCTGTTCGGCGAGCGAATGAAAACGGCCTCGATAGACCGACTGCCAGCGTCGTCGAGCGGCCGCTCCGGATGATCCAGCATCGCGGCCAGCAGTGCGTTCTGGTTCTTCGGGATGTAGGCGACGAACTCGCCGTGGATCCAGACCTGAATCGCGTTCGGATCGAAGCGATTGGTCGATTCGCGGATGAGCGTCGCGGGGACGCCGGGCTGCAGCGCCTTGACCAGAGCCTCGGTCTTGCGGTGCTCCATGCCGACCATCGAAAAAGCTTTCTTCATAATCTCAGTTCTCCTGTTGTGGTTTGTCGAATGGTTACGCGATTTCCAAAAGAAGGTTGAAGCAGCCCTGAACCTCGTGCTCGCCGCAGCCTTCGCACTCGTAGTTCTCGGCATCCGGCTCGACGCCGGATGCTTCGAGGCCGCACGCCAGACAGAAGCCGGGATTATCCAGCGTCATGTTCTGGCGCTCGCACGCGTCCAGCACCGCTTCATCGGTGATGTCCGCGTGCCATTTCTTGCGGGGCATCATGCCAGGCGCTCCGACACCTTGGGCGCTTTCGTCTCGCCCATGATGAACTGCACGTCGACCACGTCGCCATCCTTGAGCGACGCCCAGTGCTCGATGATGTAGGCATGGGCAACCGCGAACGTGCGGTCGCCCCAATAGTATGGATCGTTGCTGGCTTTGCTGCCGTCGCCGGACAGCCGGGTGATCAGGATGTTGGGCTTCCCGTCGCAGGGATAGCCGACGCGGCGGAGAAGCCATCGCTGGTCACGGCTGATGTAGGTTGCTGCGGTTGCGTCGATGATGTCATCAGACGGTTTCGGCGCTACCGGGTTCATATCCACCGCGAGGATCGCGATGAACGTCATTTCGTCCCGCAGTTCAAGAGCCTTGGCTCGCATCTGTCGCCTCCTGTGATTTTGCCAGCGCGGCCGCGAGCGCGGTGCGGGCACGGTTGAGCCGGGATTTCACGGTGCCGAGCGGCAGACCGAAAAGCTCGGCCGCGGCGGCATAGCCTCCGTCCAAAGACGCAGTGAGAATCTCGACGTGGTCCTTGGTCAGCCTGGCCGAGCAGGATGCAATCTGCTCGGCCGTGACGGTGCTGGCTGTGCGATAGGCGCGCGTCACCGGGTCACGCCTTTGTTGCGTGTCCCGATCTCGGCGCCGGCCATCTTCTGCCGGTAGTTGCCGACCTTCGCCCAGCCGCGCAGCGCCTTCTCGACCTCGGCGTCGGTGAAGAACGTGAACAGCTTGATCTTGTCCTCGTCCGTGATGGCGTCGCGGTCGGTCAGCAGCGCGTAGTTTTCCTTCGCGACCGTCAGCGTGACGCCTGCACCGGATTCGTCGTTTCCGCGGACCCGCGCCATGTCGGCCGGCCGTGCCAAAGTAGCGATGCGGGCTTCCTCCGCACGGGCGAAAGCGGTCTCGGCTTCGACCTGTGCGATGGTTGCCTGTGCCTGCATTTCCTCTGCGGCTTCGTGCTTCTGTTCGACGATCTCCGGCTTGCGGGCTCGCTCGGCGGCGGCCAACTTTTCCACCGCTTCCGCCGCAAGCTTGTCGGCCTGCCGCTGCGCTTCTGCCGCCAGCCGGGCCTGCTCTGCCGCGACCCTAGCGCGCTCGGCTTGCTCATGCGCCAGCTTGCGGTCCTGAAAATCGTTGATGCGTGCCTGCAGGATATCCGAGGCGCCGGCAGCGGCCTTGCGGTCGTTCTTGTTGCGGCGACCAATCTTGTCGCGGAAGCCGAAGAACATGGCATCGACGGCCTGCGCGGCGCGCATGTAAGGGTCTTTTTCACTTTCTCGAACGCTCTCGAAACGCCGGTCCAGATCGCGAAATTCCTTGATGACGGTGCCGCAGTTGAGCGCTGCCTGATCGTCCTCGATCAGCTTGGGCAGGTCGCGCGCCTTGGCGAGCAGTCCCTCGAGTTTCTCGATATCGGGCGCATAGATCCGCATCATTTCGTCCGCGATCATCTGCGCGGTCGGGATGATCGGGAACGGCGGGTTGTTGTCGGTGCGCAGGATGGCGCGGTCCGTATCGGTCATTTCTTGGTCCTTTTCATTTTTCGGATGTGACGCGCAAAGCCGCGCGACGGGCGGAAGGTCGTTCCCAAAAGCGTTGCAGTGGCCTTACGCATTTCGCGATTGAGCCAAGCAACATTCTTGCGAGCATTAGAGAAACTGCGCATTGTCACCACCCGATCAGGCCGACGCCAGCCGCAGCTGCGCCGATCAATCCGGCGAACACGCCCGCGACGGCCAGAACGGAAACCGCCACGTAGAGGCAAATCCTCTGCGTGGCGTGTGCAATTTTATCGATTTTCAGGATATTCATTTTGGCCTCCGACCGCTCCCCGAATGGGACTCGACGCTCGACCAATCTAGGGCAAACTATCCCCAAGTCAACACCCTTGAGATATTTTTCTACGCCTGATATAAATTTCCCATGTCAGAAACAGCAATGCGCGCCAATCTCATCGCTCTCGCTCAGGCTTATGCCGAGAATACCGGCAGATCGCTTGCGAGCGTCAGCAAAGAAGTCCATGGGAACCAGGCGTTCCTGCTCAGATTCGCGAACAGCGAAATCTCGGTGCGGCTGGATACCTATTTCAAGATCATCAACCGCATCCGGAAGGGCTGGCCGGATCATGCGCCGTGGCCGGTGACGTCGGCGATCCCGAAATTGGGGAAAATTATCGACGGACCAGTGGATGATGACTAGCCACAGATTTCTGAATCATTTACAAATCGGGAATGGCAAATTTTTCCGACGATCAGGAACAGGTGGTTTGGTTGAGCATCCCGGTCTCACGCGAGACTGCGGAAATGTTGATCGACCTCGCTGATAATTGCCACGCCGAGCCGCAGGCTATTGCAGCATCCTTGCTCCGAGACATTCTCGCTGACGACGCCGAAGCCCACCGCCCAGAATGGTCGATCATCGATATCCGGCATCTGCATTGAACCCTGAAACCCCAAGGAGACCACGATGGCACGTCCGAAAAAGACCGCTCCGGCGGCAGAGAAGAAACCCCGCGGTCGCGCGGCCGGCGGTGGCTCCAAGAAAACGGAAGCCGCGACCGTCACCGAAGCAATCAAGATGATTCCGGCCAAGAAGCTGGCGGCGCTGATGGCGTCGGGGCGGAAGTCGTATCAGGAAACCCGTTCTATCTCCGGCGAGTTCGGCGCCGAGGTCAAGGAAGCGGCGGAGAACGACCATCTGCACAAGAAGGCCTTCGCGGTGACGCGGTCACTTGATCGGATGGAGCCCGAGAAATTGACCGATTTCTTCGCGCACTTCGACTATTACTGCGATAGCACCGGCCTACGGAAGCGCGCCGGCTCGGTGATGCGAATGCCGCTGAACGACGGCCCCGGCGAGACTGCGGCTGCGGCCAGTGACTTCGAGGAAGGCGACCCCGCCGATCGCACCGGAAGCGTTCTGCCGTTCGCCGGCAACGGCTCCCGTCCGCATTAACGTCAGGCCACGATCATGAGCGCCGTCGAACAACCGTTGCCCGGCTTCGACGGCGCTTTGATTCCGGGGCCTGTGTTCTTTTCCATGACGCTGCTGGGGGATCCCGGCCACAAGGGCCGCCATCGATCCCGGATCGTTTATCCCCGAGGCGGGAAGCCCTTCGTCCACATCTACCCTGACCCCGCTACCGAGGCGACGGAGAAGGTTCTGGCTGAGGTCGCCCGGCTGCGGATGCGCGCCAGGCCGCCCTCTGAGCGCCCCCTGTGCGTCCTTGTGATCGCAGATCGGCGCATCCCCGCCAGTTGGTCGCCGCGTGATCGCCAGGCAGCCATAGAGGGCAGACTGATGCCGACGCCGCGTCCCGATATTGACAACCACGCCAAGCTTTTGGATTCCTTGAATGGCATCGTTTACCGGGACGATGCGCAGATTTGCGACCTGCGCGCGATCAAACGGTATTCCGCCAGCCCGGCTTACACGGTTGAGGTCCGCGAATTTTTGCCGCCGATCTAAAATCTTCGGTTCCTTGTGCCGACCCCCTGCGCCGACCACCAGCCGTAGCAGTTTGCCAGAAATAATTATCTCTCGCCATCGTGGACATCCGCCCCGGACTCGCTATAGCGTCGGGCCAGATCAGGAAATTCAAAATCATGATAGGCAATCGCCGCGACTCAGATCGCGCACTTCGCGTGCCGCGGAATGTCCGCAACAAGATGGACGGCGTGAAGTTCTTGCTGTCGCTGAAGGACGAGGAAGCAAAGCTGGCGATCCTGGACGCGCAGTACCGCGGCGTTCTGGACCAGCTCGCCTTTGGCAACGAGGGCGCCCGGCAGACAGAGCGCGCCAAGCTGCCGCAGATGACGGACGACACGATTGCTTTTTTCGTCGAGCAGATCGCGCGCGTTTTGAAACCGTCGGGCCATCTGTTGTTCTGGACCGACAAATTCTCGATCGGGAGCGGCCATCATCTCCGCTATTTCCGCCGCACGCCGCAGATGCAGATCGTCGACCTGATCCACTGGAACAAACTGCACTTCGGGATGGGGCGGCGATCGCGCGGCGTCTCGGAATATCTGCTGGTGATCCAAAAGCGGCCGACGCTGGCGAAGAACATCTGGACCGACAATTCGATACGGGACTCGTGGGCGGAGTCCGCGAATAGCAACATCCACCCGCACGCCAAGCCGTTCGCGCTGATGGAGCGGCTGATCCGCGCGACGACAAAATCTGGGGATTTGGTGATTGATCCGTGCGCGGGAGGTTACGGTACCTTGGAAGCGTGCCGCCTTACGAACCGCCAGTTCGCCGGATGCGACATCTTCATGGAAGGGGAAACGACGTGACATCATCCGTATCAGGCATTCATGCCATCCCGGATCACCTGTTCTGGTTGATCGGAAAGGGCAGGCAACAGCCCTCCGAACCGCTCTATGCCATCCAAATCATAGATCCGGAATCTGGCGTCGTGATCGCGGAAAGGGAAGGAGAGACGCTGGATATCGCGATCGCGGCCGCGCTGGCCGATCTCAAGAAGGACGCCTCCTGATGGGCAGAGATTACCGGGCCTCAGAACTCGCTCAGCGCGGCAAAGCCCGCCGTGCCTTGGCATTGGAGCGCATCGACGCCGAAGGCCCTCAGGCGCCCCGCCAGGCTGCCGCAGGGGCTACTTCATTCCCGGTCAAGGTGACTGATCCCGCTACGGCCGAACTGATCGCGGCGGCGCTCGCAAAGAGGGGGAAATCCTGATGGCACCGTATCCATATGACGACGGCCTCGACGTCGAAGGATATCCGATCAGTTCCGTGCGTGGGCTTTCTTACGTCCGCGGCTCCGAGGATGACGCCGGCGATGCGCAGATGAATCCAGTCGGCCGGTCGCTTGCCCCGGTGGTGCAGCGTGCTCGCCATTTCAGCGAGATCACCGGCAGTTGCGATAGCCCGATAGAAGATCAGATGGGCGCCGCTCTGCTGATGGTTTTTGCCCGTAACAGCCAGAATCTTGTGCTGCAGAAAAATGCGGGCGACGATTCCGCTGCGTTGATCCTGGTCCCGCAGTTCGCATGGTCCTTTTACCGATCTGATTGGGCGGTCTATTCGCCACAGACGGGCGCTGCGGTGCTCGTCGAGTGCGACGGCAAGGATTTCCACTCATCGGAGGAACAGCGCGCCCACGACGCCCGGAAGGACGCCGCGGCGGCCCTGCGAGGGTACCGGACAATTCGGTTCGCCGGATCGCAGATACACGCCGACGCAGACGGCTGCGCTGATCGCGTATTTGAAATCGTGTCCCGTGGGACAGTGGGACAATGAGCGAAAACAGCACCCCCATTTGCGATTTGATCGAGGCGCTATTGTCCCAAGGACTGTCCCCGGGACAGGTGCTCGAACAGGCTCGTAAAATTGAGGTCGTGCTGTTTCGACCCGCTAGGTCTAGTGGGTCAATTGAGGAACGGCGCGAGCGGGAGCGGGTGCGCAAAGCTGACTATCGGGCGAAGATGTCCCAAAATGTCCCGGGGACAGGATTGAACGCTCTATCTATCTCTAAGAGTAAGATAGTAGATAAGAAAGAAGTAGAAGATAGAGCCGACTGTCCCACTGTCCCACGGGACAAAAAAAGGACAACAGGGACGGCTCTCCCCAATGGTTGGCTGCCCGATGCTGCCGATTATGCCTACGGCGCGAAGATTGGATTGACCAATCCGGAGGTCGATGCGCTTGCCGAGGATATGCGGCTTTGGGCGAAAGCGAATGCCAACCGCGCGGTCGGACGTAAGGCAGATTGGCGGTCGACATTCCATGGTTGGATGCGCCGCGAAGCGCCAAAAATTGTAAGACAGAGAGGATTTTCCAATGGGAACGCAGGTTACGGTAATCGAACCGATCCCACAGCCGGACGTGCGACGGCCCGCGAAGCTCAGCATGTTGCCACAGTGGGTAGCGCAGCGCTCCGCTACCTTGAAGAAGGAAAGTCAGCCCGATCGGGAGGGGGTGCGGCGAATAGTGCCGGTGCTGCCGGCCTCTTTGATCTTGGACCGGGCGCAAAAGATCGCGGTTGAAAGCCATGTGCGGGAACTGAACGCTGTCTTGGCGATGACGCCGGAGGAAGATACGGCGCACGGTGAGCTCACGATGATGACGGTTACGAAGATGATGCTGGTCCTGCCGAGCCGGGAGACTGGCGACCTGGCCGGCGAGGCGCGCGGTGAGGCCTACATGGCGGCGCTCGAAGATGTGCCGAGCTGGGCCGTGCAGGAGGCTATGCGGCACTGGCACCGCGGCGAGTGCGGCGCGAAATACGATTACAAATGGCAGCCAGCGCCGGCCACGTTGCGCGAACTGGCGATGGTCGAGGTCTATCGCGTGATGGGCGTTCGCCGCCAGCTCAATGATCTGCTGCTGGCTGAACCGTTGATCGTGTTCGACGAAGAACACTGCAAGCGCATGATGGCGCTGGTTAGAAATCCATCGACAAGGACCATGTGATGCCCCGCGATTTCAGCGATCCATGGGATCCAGAGGACGTGTTTGATCGCGCTGCGGCGGCTGAGTATCGCCGGGAGCGGGCGGCGAAGATGGAAGCGGCTGAGGCGGAAGCCCGCGCTGAGAAGGCCAGAGAGGCTGCCCAAGCCACAGAGGTGGCCACCAGGCGCGTTGCGCACGGGGAGCGCATGATCAGGGCGGAATACGAAGCGAAGGGTCTGGAGCCTCCTGAGGGCTCGCTGGTGTCGCTTTCGCTGCTGCTGTCTATGGGCTGGCGGATATCGGAGGAATCCGGGGTTCCGAAGCTGGTCCGGCCGGTCATTGAGAAGCGCCGGACGCGGGCCGATTACGGCACATAAAATTCCCGAAAAATTCCCCTTGCGTATCGGGGAAAATTTGCCATTCTGAATTTGTTCAACAGGGCGCCGATACAGCCCGCCAGCGAAAGCGGATAGAACTATGATCGACCAATCCCCCAAAGCAAAAATTGTGACGTTTGAAGGCCACGAGATCACGCCGCTGATCCGCATCACCGTCTTGGCCGGTCAGACCTTCCGAGGCGTGAAGCATTTCGCTGAACGGTCCTATGACGTGGCCCCGTCGCTGGCGGCGCATGTGGTCGCCAAAGGTTCGGCGCGCATCGAGAAGGAGATTCTGTGATGGCCCGCATGACTGAAAAGCAAAAAAGATTTCGGCGCGCGATTGATCAGAGTACCGCAGCAGACCGGCTGATGTGGATTATCAAAAGGGCTTCCACCTATCGTTTTGATCGGGAGGACATGTTGCTGGCCCACTTCGAGTTGTCATACGACTGGGCGCATGAGGAAAACGCTGACGTCGACTTTTATCTTCGGCACGCGGCTACCATAAAGCCGACCCCCGATAGCGTTGCAGCCAGGATCATCGCTGCGCGCGCGGTATCTGTTGCGGAGGTTGCGTAATGTCAGCCTTCAGCAACGACCTACTGATCGACCAGCAGACCGGCGAGCTGGATCTGGATTATATCCTGCAACAGGCCAGCGCCCGTGCGCGCGCTGACCGTGATGGTAACGATCCGCCGCTGCAGTGGATTCGATCGCACTACCTCGAACTGTGCGATCGTGGGGCCATTCTGCGCCGGCGCTGGCGAGCCGCGCACGGCCTGCCCGACGACACCAAATACGTGACCGTGCAGATGCCCGCTTGGGGTGCCTCGGGCGATGTATTCTGAAAAGGAAAACACATGACTGTCGACGAACTGCGCGCGATCCATGATGAACTTGGGCTTGGCGTGAAGCTATTCGCCCGCGCGATCGGCATGACGGGCAACAGCGGGACGGTGGGCCGCAAACTGCGCCGCATCATGATCAGCGAACAGGATGTCCCGCACGGAATAGCCAACGGAGCGCATGCCGCGCTCCGCCTTCATCGGAAAAAGGAGAAAAACCATGGACCACAAACTGAAGATCGAACTGGCGGCGCCGAACTTCTTCGCGATCCCGCTGTCGAAAGTTGAGATCGAAAATGAACCTGGCACCGGCCGCACATATTTTCTGTTCAAGGGCGCTATCGTTGCGGTCGCGCGGCTTGCCGGAGACGCGGCGGCAGAACTTCCTGAAGCTTCTGCGGTTGCGGCCGGCCACCGGCTCTCATCTCGCGCAGCGCCTGCAGGGCGTTGAGCGGGTTCTCCTGCTCGAGCAGCCCGGCACGGACCAGGGCATCGGCGTAGGAGCCCAGAATCATCCCGACGGCATAGCGGCCCTCGGTGGTCAGTACCGTCAGGCGCGGCCTTGCAGCGCCGAAGGGATGGCCGCGCAGGAAGCCGGCTTTCATGAGGGCGGCGCGCACATGCTGGGTCTGATCTGTGGTGACGTCGAGCGCAGCGTCAATATGGGCGATCAGCATCTCGCGCTGGGCCGGGGAAAGCAGTCTCACTACGGCTTCGGAAGGCATTTGCGTCTCCACTGATCAATTTGTGAGACAGCTATAGCAAAATAAATTGGCTTTGGGGAAAATTTTCTATATAATCGCGACAGACAGCCAGCAGATGCAATGAGCGAATCTTGACCCCCACCCGCCGCATGGCGCGGCATAGGAGATGACACGGTGAACGACAATTTCGAAGGCGACCGATACGCGCGCTGATCAGTAAGGAGCGCTGAGCTATGGACGAGATTCAAGAAGCTATCGAACAGGCGGCCGGTGCGGATGATGGCGCGATCAACCACTTATATTCCGACACGAGGACAACGCCATCACCCCGCCGGATATCTGGCGCCCGCGAAGTTATAAAGCGGTTTCTGCAAAACGTTCCGGAACACTTGACGGTTTCGGATTTATTGAACGCAATCGAATAAAGGAGAACAACATGAGTTACGAGGCATGGGGCGACGGAGACGACGGTCTGGACGGCTACGTCACCAACGAGGTTGCAGAAGAACGATTCATTGCCGGAGCGCAAGCGATGCGCGAGATGCTGGCGCGGTTTGTTGAGCAAGGCGGCGACAGAACGACGGCCAACTCGATCCGCCTGAACTGGCATCCCGACTGGGGAGATGATCCCGGCAAGCTCAATGGCGACATTCCGCGCGACTGCTGGTCCTGATACCCACTCCGAGAATGATGATGACGCACCCGATGTCTATGCCGTGGCTAGACTGGCGCTCAATAAAAGACGAGCCGCACAACTACGATGTGATCCTATACCTTGACGCCGATGGCGTAGCTTGGACAGGCAACCACCCTGAAGGATGCGCTCGCGGCATGTGGGCCAAGGATGGCGGCGGTTCGTCGGAGTTTCGCGAACCGATAATGTGGGCTGAGATCCCACTTCCTTAGTCGTAACCGGAGACATCAGATGCATTGGATCATTGAGCCGGGACACCCAGAGAAAACACGAGCCAGGATCTGCGCAATAATTCTTTCTTTCGCACCGCTGATCATGGCTGGAGTACTATACTGGCGTTCGTGACCGAGGATCATTATGAGGTGGCAAGGGCCGCTTTGGCTTCCTGACCGCCCTTGCCGTTGAGGCAGATTATCCCTTATAGTGCCCACTGTCGCAAAATTGCTCCGATGACGAACACGGAACCGCAGAACAGGGCAATGGAAACGAACTCGGCCAAGTCGAAAATGAAAGCGCGGAACATGGTGGTTCTCCGAGGCTGATGCGGGAACCATAGCCGCAAAGTCTTAAGGCAAAGTTAATCGGTCGATTAAAAGGAGATGAAAATGGCGAACACGTTTGAAGGCAAGCCGGATGCCCGGCAGAGCGACAGCACTACCGAGCCGGTTAGCAGATTCCGTCCGGTGTATCGGGCGCTGACCGACGAGGAAAAGGCGCTGCATGACGAGATCAAGGCCAAGGCCATTGAAATCGAGGCGCTGTTCGAGCGGACACGCAGTTCGGCTGGCGGCCGCTATACCGCCTTGGCAATTACCTCTTTAGAACTGTCCGTCATGTGGGCGGTCAAGGCGCTGACGTCATGAGCGCCGCCTTCATCATTGCCGGCCTGATCTTCGCGTTCGGCATTCTGGCGTTCTTCGCCGCGATTGCGGTCTACATGAGCTATCCGGCCCCGAGCGTGCAGGGCGATGCGTCTGCGCCTTGGGTCTGGCTGATCGGCTGCTGGATACTGGCCGCTATCGTCGCGTCGAGCCATTACTGGCCGCATGTAGCCTGGTGATCCCATGAAAGCCGTCACCGTCCCGAAAAAGAAACCGAAGCCGCCGACCGGGAACCCAAAGCAAGGGAACACCCGCAAGGGCGTTCCAAACCGCCGGACGTTCGAGGCTGTCGAGAAGGCGCGGATCGAGGCGGAGAACGCAGCGGCCGGGCATTCCGGTTCCGGCCGTGCCGAGGCGATGAAGAAGAAACTGGGCAAGGACGTGCTCGAGGAGTTCATGCACCTGTTCGCTGGAATGGCGGCGGCGCATCAGCCGCTCCCGGACGGCATGGCGGTGCCACCGGGCCGTAAGCCGGACGAGGTCAAGTTCCTCGTCTACGCGAAGCTGACGGTCGACACCGCCAAGGCGCTGGCCGATTTTCAGAGTCCGAAGTTCAAGGCCATCATGGTCAGCGCGGCGCCGGATCAGCAACCGAACCAGCCCATGCGGACGGTCGGCGGGGACAACGTGGTTCCGCTCAACGACCCGATCGCGATGGCGCGGGTTTATCAACGGCTGGTGAAGGGGTCGCAGTGATGTTGTGGCAATTTCTGGCGCTTCTCGCCGTTCACTGGTTTGGCGATTTTGTCCTGCAGACGCATTGGCAGGCGACCAACAAGAGCAAGCGGAACGATGCGCTGGCGGCGCATGTCACCGTCTATACGCTCGTTCTTTCGTTGGGCGTGGATATTCTTTTTCCGGGCGTGTCGTGGTCGACATGGGGCGGATTTGTGATTGCCAACGGCGCGCTCCATTTTGTGACGGACTGGCTGACCAGTCGCGCAACTTCCCGGCTGTGGGAGAAGGGCGACATCCATAATTTCTTCGCCATGGTGGGGCTCGACCAGCTTATCCATCAGGCGACGCTCGCTGGCACGATGGTCTGGTTCTTCCAATGAAGAAATCCCGTTCCCGCCAAGTCGACGCCACGCTGATCGCGACGCCGCACCCGAGAGTGTTGCCGCGGCAGACCCGCGAGCCGCCGCAGTTCGGAACCATCGCCAAGACTTGCGACAACTGCCAGTATTTCGATCCACCGACACCAACCGCCCGTAACGGGGATTGCCGCAACGGGATATCCGGCCGGTTCACCACGCGCAGAATCGACGGCTGCGCCTATGGGTTCTATCCGTCGATCACGAAGTTCCCGCTCAAAGCGGGACCAGGGGGAGTCCGATGACAGACGATCCGAGGAAACTCTATGAATACCTCAGTCGCGCTCAACGAGCGCTGGCCGACGAGATACGCATCAATCCCGATCGATCGTGGTCGGAAACCCTGATGCCGCGGTATAAGGCATATCTGCGCAAGTTCGGGATGAAGGAAGAGGTCGCGCCGATCGAATCTTGGTTTGAGGGAAGCATCGAACTCACTGAGGCGGTGCTGCGCAGTGCGGGTTTTGCGGTGTCCGACATCACGGAACCGGCCTGATGCCCGAGCCACGTTTCAGCGACAATGGCCTACAGCGCTTCACCCTGGACTGCGCCAGAGGCCGTCCGGGGGCCGCCAGTGAGCGCCATGCCGGCGGGCTGGTCTGGTGGCCCACCATCAACTGCGGATCGACCAGCGAGCGGATTCCGACCGATGACGCGCCGTTCCCGACCCAGACGCAGGCCAAGGACGCTGCCCGCGAGTTCAAGCAACGATGCCGCGACGAATTGGGAGAGACCGAATGATGATGATCCGCTCCATCGCGCTCGCCACCGGCATGATAATGGTCATCCTCATGGGCTACCTGGCCCTGATGTTGGTCATGAAGCCGATCTGCCCGGCCAATTCCAAGGCCGTCGCCCACCGAGCGGGATGGCGGTGCATCGCCCTGCCGATGCCGTCCGCACGCGTGATCCTGCCATGGATTCCGTCCGATCAAAGCATCATGCCGGCCCGATGGGTCTGGGGTAGGTAATGCTCCACGCCGATTTCGACTTCAAGAAACCGGACTATGCCAAGGCGTTCAAGCAGCGGATGGACTTCCTGACGTCGATGCGAAGCGACCCGGCTTCGATCCCCCAGATCAAGGCGTATTACGCGCAGAACCCTGCCGATTTTATCAGCGACTTCGGCGTCACCTACGACCCCCGCAATGCCGACATCGGGCTGCCGACGCTGCTGCCGTTCGTGCTTTTCGAGAAGCAGCGGGAATGGATCGATTGGGTGCTGGACCGCTGGCGGGCGCGCCGGCCTGGTCTCTGCGAGAAATCACGCGACATGGGCGTGACATGGGAAGCGATTGCGCTGTCCTGCACGCTGGGCATTTTCACCGATGGCCTGTCGATCGGCTTCGGCTCCCGCAAATCCGAATACGTCGACGAGATCGGCAACATGAAGGCCATCCTGCCGAAGGGCCGGATGTTCATGGAGCATCTGCCGGAGGAATTTCGCGGGGGATTCGTGTCGTGGCGAGACGCACCCAAGATGCGGATCACGATTCCTGATACCGGGTCGCTGATCTCGGGTGAAGGCGGCGACGACGTCGGCCGCGGCGATCGCAAGGCACAACCGTTGACCGCCAATATTCTCACCCCATTCGGCTGGCGCAAAATGGGAGATTTGAAGCCGGGCGATAAGGTGATTGGAAAGAACGGGCGGTCTACCAAAGTCCTGTCGGTTCATCCTCAGGGCGTCGTGCCTCTCTACCGGATAACGTTCGATGACGGTGCATCCACCGATTGCTGTGACAATCACCTATGGCAGGTCACGACCTATAAGCAGCGCAAAAACGATCGCCGCCGTAAACAGCCGACTGGTGAACATTCCGTTCTTTCAACAAAGCAAATGGTTGAAGCTGGAATTACGGTGCCTCGCCGTGATGGTCAAAAAGAATATCAATTCCAGATACCGATCTGCGATCCCGTCCAATATGCGGAAAAAAAATTACCGCTTCACCCATACCTTCTTGGCGTCCTATTGGGCGACGGATCTATTGCGCACCTATCGCGAACGGCTCCGGAGGTTACGACTGCGGACGCTGAATTGTTGGTCCATTTGACGGGCGTTCTCCCCGATCACGTTGTCTTGCGTCCGTCTGGAAAACATAAGTGGCGCCTTTCCGATGTTCGCGGCGCGCGTGGGCGTGGTCATAAATCGGAGATCAGGAAGGCGCTGGATGATCTAGGTTTGGCTGGCGCGAAATCCGGTATGAAATTCATCCCGGACATTTACCTGCGGGGTTCGATTGAGCAGCGAGTCGCATTGCTCCGTGGTCTGATTGATACAGACGGATGGATTCGGAATAACGGAAGCACAGGCTTTGTCTCGACTTCCGATAGATTGGTGAAAGACGTTAAAGAGTTGGTTCAGTCTCTTGGTGGGCTAGCTTATGAGAGCCGCGTCAGGGCTGGTTTGCGTAGATACCCAAACGGGTATGAAGCCCAATTCGACGGGTGCTCAAATTTAATAATCGCAACGCCGATGTGCCCCGCTCTCTTGTCCCGTAAAGCGGTCAGGTGGAAGCCGCGAACAGAGATGAAACTGACCCGATCAATTATTGAGATCGTCCCGATAGATCCTGCGTCGGCACAGTGCATCGTCGTCGATGCCGACGATCACCTTTATTTGACGGAAGGCCACGTCGTTACGCACAACACCATCTATTTTTTCGACGAGGAAGCGCATCACCCCCGCCAGGACCTAGTCGCGGCCTCGCTATCGCAGACCACGAACTGCCTGATCAGCATGTCGTCGGTGCGCGGGATGAACAATCTGTTCGCGCAGAAGCGCTGGGGCGGCAAGATCGACGTGTTCATCTTCGACTGGCACGACGATCCCCGGAAGGATGACGCCTGGTACGCGCAGCAGTGCGAGGATCTGGACCCGGTCGTCGTCGCGCAGGAGATCGACCGCGACTATTCGGCGTCGGTCAGCGGAATTGTAATCCCGGGCGCGTGGGTGCGGAGCTGCATTGATGCGAAGCAGGTCCTTGGAATCGCGCCATCGGGCCGCAAGGGGATCGCGTTCGACGTAGCCGACGAAGGCGAGGACAAGAACGCCGTCGTGCATGCCGAGGGAACCGAAATCCTGATGTCGGAGGAATGGAGCGGCAAGGGGTCCGACATCTTCGCCGAAGTCGAGTATGTGTTCGACCTTTGCGATGATCTGGGGCTGCGCGAGTTCCGGTATGATTCCGACGGCATCGGCGCCGGCGTGCGCGGCGATGCACGGGTGATCAACGAGCGGCGGACGGCCAACCGGCAGGGCCAGGTGCGCGCCGTGGCCTATCGCGGGTCGGGCGCGGTGATCGAACCCGAGGGCATCGTCGAGGGCACGATGGGCCGCAACGAGGATGGCGAACAGGGCCGGACCAATCAGGACTATTTCGGGAATCACAAGGCGCAGGCTTGGTGGTCGCTGCGGAATCGGGTGAAGAAAACCCACCGCTGGGTCCAGTTCGTCAAAAGCGGCGGCAAAGAAGGCGCGATCTGCGCGGCCGACGATATCGTGTCGATCAGCAGCGCCTGCAAGAATCACATGAAACTGGTGGCGGAACTCAGCCAGGCGACGTTCAAGACCAACGAGGTCGGGAAGATCATCATTCAGAAAAAACCGGCCAAAAGTAAAATGAAGTCGCCGAACCTGGCCGACGCGGCGGTGATCCACTTCGCCCCGATGGAAACGGTGGGCTTCGACATCGACGCGGGTATTCTGCAGCAGGTCGCGGCCGCCGGTGGTCGCCATGGACGGAGGCGGTGATGAACGGAATTAATAGGCGCGGACAGAAGGTCATCTGTGTTTTGGAAATCGAATTGGCAGGCGCGGGTGGTTTCGTCTATCCCGGTCCTTATCCGAAAGAAAATCAGGCCTATACGGTCGCTGATTTTATCGATAATGGCGCCCTGCTGATAACCAATAATCTCGGACCAGATATTGCGCCAGCCGTGGTGCTTGTCGAAATCCCGTGTCCGCAGGTCAGGAGGCGTCCTGGCAAACTCATCGGCTGGCTGCTCGCCTGCTTCCGCCCGGCCTTCGAGGGAAAGACCGACATCAGCGTGTTCGCGCCGGCGCCGGTGCGCGAGATGGAGCCGGTTTGATGGGCGACCTTGTCCGATTCCCGCAGGAGCGGTGCCGCTGGCCGGCGCCGAGCGACCAGCACGAACCGCCGGCGACCATCATGATCCTGCCGGTGGTGCGGATCGAGCGGAAGCCGATCAGTCCCAGATCAACTCCGGCGGGACGATCACCGGTGGTGCCGGCGGTGATCCCTGCCGCTGACGGCGCTTGAACACCAAGGGCTGGCCTAGCCCGCGCGCCGATCGGGCCCGAGCTCGCCGCTCCGCCCGCGTCATCATCCACCAGCCAGGGTTCGCCGCCATATAGGCCGCCCAGACCTCCGGCATCATGTCGGCCTTGATGGCGTTGCACTTCGAGCAGCAGATCACTACCGCGCGGCCGCCGCGCGACTGCGGCACTATATGGTCACGGGTCGGCTGCAGCGCGACGCTGCCCAAGTCCATCAGGCGCCCGCAATACGGGCATGCCTTTCCGTGGTGGGATTTCCGGTTCATTGCCTGGCCAGCATAGCTTGAAAATTATTATCAGGCTAGACAATAGGGCAAACTTTCCCTACAAACGGTTCGTCGATCCAGACAGCAAAGGGGAAATAGAATGCAGGCTTTCCACAACAATGTTGCCATCAAGACCGCGATCATGACCGGCCTCGCGGTGCATCGCGCCGCTGACGAGATCATTCAAGGAAAGTACTGGGAGAACGGCAAGGGCTGCGCCGTGGGCTGCACGCTCGAAACCATCCGAGTGATGAAGGGGCTGCGCGACATCGATCATTCGAGCCACGCGCTGGCGGAAACTGAAACCGGTATCCCGCGCATCCTATGGCGGCTGGAAGATCGGATTTTCGAGGGGCTGCCGAACGCCGTGGCGAAAGATTGGCCCGAGCGGTTCACGGACGCGATTCGCACCGGTGCAGACCTGACGATGATCTGGCCGCGCTTTGCGCTGTGGCTCCTGACCGAGGAACTGCCGCAGTTCACGAAGCATGCGGCCAGCACCGCTGCTCTGGCCGAGGTCGGCGCGCTCTATCGCGAATGGTGCGATAGCGGCAAGAACCCGGCTCGTGAGCGGTGGGTGGGCGCAAGGAAGAACGCCGCCGCCTACGCCTACGCCGCCGCCGCCGCCTACGCCGCCGCCTACGCCGCCGCCGCCTACGCCGCCGCCGCCGCCGCCTACGCCGCCGCCTACGCCGCCGCCTACGCCGCCGCCGATTATGACGCTCACTATGCGGCCTATGGCCGACAGGCTGCGAAGCTCGTGAAACTGCTCAAGGCTGCGTAAACCGCACCGGGCGGCGCGGAGGTTCTTTCCCGCCGCCCGGTGCAATTTCAGGAGTAACCAATGGCCGACACCATCAACGTGACCATCAATTTCGATGCTGCCAAATTTGTAGAGAAGATGCGGCAGGCTTTTGGAGATCAGGGCATGACGACGGATGATGCGTCGTTCAATCTAGTTATCGCCCGGATGATCGCCAGCGCGCTGGACGAACCCGGGGTCCTCACGGTCGAGCCCGCCAAATGAACACCCCCTCCCCACCGCCGACATTGTGGCCGTCGCGATCGTCGCGGCCAGCCGGGAACTCGGCGCGGACCCGATTCGGGTGGCATCCGGAGACCAGAACCTCTCCCGGCCAGGTGTGACCTTCGAGATATCCCGGGCGCGCGCCTATGCGGCGCTGACGCTGCGCCGGGCATTCCCGGACCTGAGAGGGCCGGCGATCGCCCGGATGGTCGGAGCGCACCATCGCGACGTCTACATGCCAAATCTGGTCAAGGCGGTCGATACCGGAAAGCATCGGTGGTGGTCAGAAGCGGTTCTGGCGACCGTTCGCGCGGCGGTGGCCGAGCATATGGCACCGGAACCCGATAGGAGCCCCGCTGGCGCGCCCGCCCTATCACCGGCACCGAAGCCAGTGGCGCTGGCCCCGCGCCAGCCTCGCCCTGCGGCGACGCCGGGAAAGCGCGATCTAACTCAAATGCTGCGGGACGCCGTCGAGCGGACGCAGGCAATGACCCCGAAGGAGTAAAAATGTTGTTCAAACGCAAGACCGTCTCGGCTGACCCGGCTCCGTTCGCGCCGACGGCCGACCACACGTCCCACTGCCATCCCTTTTCGATCGAAAGGGCCTTCGGTCAGGCGCGTCCGCATACGCTCATCATGAGGATCAACCCGTTCACCGGCGATGAGGTCGACGACAACTGCATGCTGTGCGGGAACGGAACAGACATGGTCCGTCCGATGATCGTGCCGCGGCCGCTCCCGCCACAAACCAGCGACGAAGCCAGTGGAGATTGACATGAAGCTCGACCGGACCATCGTTTTGAGCTTCGCCGCCATCATGATCAGTTTGGCGTCGCTCGCGGTGACTTGCATCAATTACAGCGAATCCGCGCGCCTCGATGCGGTAGAGGAAGCGCGATATCAGAGGAAACACCGGCCATGAAACTTGACCGCAACATCAACGGCACCGGCCGCGGCAAGTACGGGCTGATCAAGAACCGACGCGTCGAAGAAATCCGAGACGCGGCGAAGGCCGGTGACACATCCGCCGTCCAGGAGCACGGGAAAGTCGTGCTGGCCTTGGGTGTGCTGGCTGAGGCCGGTATCATCGAATGGGGCGAACCCGGCACCGAGTCCGAGTTCTTCGTGATCAAGCTGCGGGATAAGTACGCGAACCCCGCGCTGGTCGGATATGCAAACCGAGTGCTTGATGATGGCGATGACCCCGAATATGCCTTTGAGATAGCGAAATTAGCCCACCGTTGCGGCACGCACAGCCCCTTCTGTAAAAAGCCGGATTGAGACGATGACCGCTGACACCCGCGCAGCCGGACTGCAGGAAGCCGCCGACATTATCGAAGGAATGCGAATGATCGGCGCTGGGAAGCTGGATCCTCGCCATAGCGGGCAGCGCGGCATCGACCGGGCTGATGCGCTCGGGGAGGCTTACCGCGCCATCCGCGCCCGCACGAGGCGGCCAGTCGGGGCTATTGACGCCAGCCGGTGGCCAAAAGTCGAGGGCGAGCGGGTCCTGATCTATGTCGTCCACCCGAACGCGAAGATGGAACCTGACGAAGCGATTCGCCGCGCGACCTGGGAAGGCTGGTTCTCCGGCCACTGGACGAACTTCAATCACGGCGGCTGGACGTGGCACGGGATGATTGGGGATGTTACCCACGTCGCGCCGATGCCGTCGGCGCCGTAGGGGAAAGCGTCATGGGCGTCAACATTTACCTGCAAAGTCGCAATCTTGGCGATCACCCCGAATGGGACGCTTTTCGCTATGCTGGCGACAAAGAATTTTCTGGAGTGATCAGCAGGTGTCCGCACATTGAAGAAAACTGGTCATCGGAGCCGGATTGCGAATCCTACATTCGCCCGACTGATTTTTCATCGTTGAGGAAAGCTATTGCAGAACGCGAATGGCCCAACCCTGGTCGCTTCGAAAAGCTCGCTGATCTTTTAGAGCGAGACTCGGAATACTGGGTCTATTTTTCGTATTGAAAACCGCCCACCAAGGAGGGATCAATTGTCACAGATCGCACCATCACCGCGCCACGGCGCTGCTTACGAGGTCGCCCTTGATGCGATCGGCGGGCCTCTTGAGGTCGGCAATTGCTTGAGCAACGGCGCATATCGGGACTACCGCGCGAAATTGGATGCTCTCTTGGCATGGTCAGAGCAGCAGCCGGATACGGAGGTCGTCATGGTCTATCGCTGGGGCGTCGAGCGGGTTGATGCGGATCTGCGCGCCAGGCTGGCGCTCTACGAAAATGCCCGTGCCGTGGCCGAGGCGCGGGCCAGCCTGCCGATGCCGACCAAAGCCTTGACCGGGAACGATCCGTTCCGATAAGGATTGCCTTGCCGACGAGGGAATGCGCTGGCGCCCCGGCTCGGATGTACAGCCGGGGCGCCGATCCACTCTCAGACGGAACCCAGCCATGGTCCTCGAAATCCACATCCGCCATTTCTACCCGTTCAACCTCATCAAGGAGATCAAGATGATTAGCGCAGAAGTTCAGGCACTGCTCGACCAGGCCAAGAAGAACACCAGCCTTGTGGCGTCCGTCGACCTTGGGCTCAAAGCCGAAGCGCAGCAGATCGCCGATCTGCAGGCGCAGGTTGCCGCGCTGCCGACCGGAACCGCCCTCAGCGACGAGGACAAGGCCGCCATCGTGGAAGCGACCGCCGACCTCGCCGCGTCGAATGCGACCCTGCAGGCCGATATCCCGGCGAATACGGAATCGCCGGAAGCACCCGCCACCTGATCTGCCGTACATCGGACCATGTCCGAATGTGCTCGAAAGCCGCCCCTCACCGGGCGGCTTTTGCGTTCCGGCTTGATTTGTGCTCTTGATAAATTCAAGAGGAATCAAGATTGGAGTTTCCTGATGTCGATTGTTCTTCAAAAAATGCCGGTCGGTTATCCTTACGGGGTTAGTCAACATGATCCTGATGGGGCGTATGTCTGGGGTGGCGGAGAAAGCACCAACGGGAAATACCAAATTGTTGTGGCTGGACCGCTTCACGGGACGCTAGATCAATATCGGGATGCGCTGACCGAATGGCTGGAGACGCCAGTTTCCATCGTTCTGAGTGCGCCGCTCGCTCGTCCTGAACCTGATGAAAATCCGCAACGCGAATTTTTGAGCATCATTCTCCAACCGGCGGCGAGGACGAACTGATGGCATGGGGCGGAAAGCGCGAAGGCGCAGGACGGAAGCCGGCCAGCACCACCGGCAAGAAGCCAAACCCGCGCAAGGAGCGCGCACCGGCCGTGCCGAAGCTCAATAGCCGCGCCACCGCCGCGCCACCCGAGACTATCCCGGCTGAACCCGCCCGTCCGTTTGACGCCCGCGCGCTGGCGATGATGCTCCCCGAGATTCAGGCGATCAGCGAGAAATACGCGCGGAACAAGAAAGCGCGGAACCCGGACCAGAACCCGTTCCGGCTGCCTAAGTTTCCGAAGTCGGCGATTCCGCCCGGCGGCGGTATGGCGATGGATAACGCGCTGGTGAGCAATACCAACTTCGCCGGCGATCAATGGCTGAATGGCGGGGACGGATTCGCAGAGGAAGGGCTGGTATTCCTCGGATACCCGTACCTGTCGCAACTCGCGGAGCGCACCGAATACCGCAACGCATCGGAGACGATCGCGGACGACGCGACCCGCAAGTGGATCGACTTCGACGTCACAGGCGACGAAACCGAACAGCAGCGCCAGCGCGCCAAGGATCCGACCGGCTTCGACGAGCGCATGGCCGACCCGGACCAGCGCAAGAAGCGCATCACCGACGCTGGCAAACTCGACAAGATCAAGGCGCTCAAGGACGATCAGGAACGTCTCGAGGTTCAGGCCAGGTTTTACGACATGAGCCGCGGCGACGGGTTTTTCGGCCGCATGCACCTTTACTGCGGCATCGGCGAGGGCGTGTGGGACAATCCGGCTGAACTGGCGTCGTCGCTTGGCAATAGCCGTGACGCCATGAGCAAAGGAAAGGTCGCGATCGGCTCGTTCAAGGAGCTCAAGGCTATCGAACCGGTCTGGACCTACCCGCAGATGTACAATTCGAACAATCCGCTGGCGCCGGATTTCTACAACCCGCAGCGGTGGTATGTGCTCGGCCGCGAGATCGATGCATCTCGGATGATGACGTTCATCGGACATCCGGTGCCCGACCTCCTGAAACCCGCCTATGCGTTCGGCGGCCTGTCGCTGTCGCAGATGTTGAAACCATACGTCGACATCTGGCTGACCACCCGGCAATCCGTCGCGGACCTGATTCACAGCTTTTCCGTCATGGTGCTGATGACGGACCTTTCGACAATCCTGCAGCCCGGCAACGCCGGCGCGCTGATGGCTCGCATCGCGCTGTTCAATATGCTGAGGGACAACCAAGGCGCATTCGTCATCAACAAGGCGACAGAGGATTTCAAGAACGTGTCGGCGTCGCTGGGTGGTCTGCACGAGCTGCAAGCGCAGGCGCAGGAGCATTTGTGCTCGGCAACCCGCATCCCTTTGGTCAAATACACCGGGATTTCGCCGTCAGGCTTGAATGCCTCGTCGGAAGGCGAGATCGCCGTCTACGATGACACGATCAGCGCATACCAGAACCGCTTCATGCGGCCGAACTTGGTCAAGGTGGTCAATTTCCAGCAATTGTCGCTTTGGGGCGAGATCGACCCGGAAATCACCATCACGTTCAACCCTCTCCGCGCCCTGACGCTGGCCGAAAAAGGCCAAAAACAGAAGGACGACGCCGACCGGGATATCAAATACATCGACGCTGGCGTTCTGGCCCCCGAGGAAGTACGGCGGATCATCATCGACGACCCAGATCTGCCGTATGCGGGGCTGGATCCGGACGACGTTCCGGAGCCGCCTGCCGAGGAAGGTCTGCTAGGCGCCGGCGCGGGTGGTGCCGCGACTGAGTTCGAAAAGAACGCAGATGGCGATTCCGATCAGGGGGGCGGGGCTACCGATGCCGGCCTCCCTTTCGGCTCTGATGCGGCTTTCAACGAATCGGATCATCCGCGGGCAGCGAACGGCGAGTTCGGTTCCGGTGGCAGTGCCGCACAATCCAGCGAATTGCATGAGGCCTCGCCGACTGAGAAGAAAGCCGCACGCGCGTCGCGACTGCTGGAACGTCTCGGCGTCGGTGCGGAAACCGATGGCGCGGCGACTGCGCTGACCAGCTCGGTTGACGATCTGGAAAGTCACGCAGAAATCCTGTCATCCGATGACGATGACGAGGACTTGTCTGCGGAGCGCCGCGACGCTGCTGCAGCCATCGGTAAAGCGGAAGCCGATTTGGTCAGCTATACGCGCCGCCTGGCTGCTGGCATTGCGCAGATTGCCGGCCTCGGCAAGGTTCGGTTGCCGGACGTGCCCCTCGGTTCCGTGCCTGACGATCTCAATGGCGCCGATCTGGCGGCGCTTCACAAGGCGGCCAGCGGGATCGATGCGGCCGCGATTGACGATGATATCCGGGATGCTCGGACATCGCTGCAGGATGCCGTCGAAACCGGCGATGAGGACGAGGTTTCCGAGGCGCTGGACGGTCTCGCCAGCGTGCTTCAAACGGGAATGCTGAAAAGCTTTGGCGCGCTCAAGGCGATGGCGGAAATAATGGAAAAGGCGCGCCAGAGGCAATAGACATCCCGGATGATTAGGGATAATTTGCCCCGGCGTCGATCCGGCGCGGATTGATCAGGGGAAGTCATGAGCACCGAAGCAACGGACATTTTCATTTCAGCACCCGACGAGAAAACCCGAGAGATTGTTCGCGAACAGATTGCCCGGTTTATGGACGAGCGTTTTCCACTGCTGCCGATCAAGATCGTCGCCGCCCTCCGCGCGCCAGTAGCCGGGGCCGATGCCGGGACCGTTGCGCGTTGCGAACCCTGCGACGGCACAGGAGATTTCCAGGGCGGCAGACGAACGATGCAGAAGCCGAAATGTAAGCGGTGTAAGGGCACTGGTGTTGCCGTGCCATCGACGGAGCGAGACACTGTTACGGGTGGCGGGTCATGACCATCGTCCGACCGAAAACCACAACGCTGCAGGCATGGCAATTCGGATCTTCGACCCCGCCGGTGTGGGTGATGGATGCTTTGAAAGGGATCGGCGACGATATATTCGTCGTCCGGCGCAGCGGGAAACAGCTTTTGGTACTGGGAGAATGGCTCCTGAAGCACCCAGACGAGCGCGACCTGATCTGGTGCACAGACGCAGAGTTCAAGCGGGATTACGAGGTGACGACATGATTACCGATCAGATGGTGGAGAGGGCTGCCGAGGCCCTTTGGGCAGCCAACAGCAAGGACCGCTTTGGGAAATGGAATGGCTTGGGCGGCGAGTGGAAAGACAAGTGGCGCGATGATGCCCGCGCCGCGCTCACCGGCGCCCTTGGTGACGCTGTCGTGGTGCCGCCGCGGCACGAAAGCTTGGGCGACCCGGTCTGGGGCACCGACCCGTCGCTTGCTGATCCGGATGCTTGATCATGGCGGAGAACATCACGCGGCAGATGAAGGCGTTCCTCGAAGCGCGCCGGGACTTCCTGATGAACAACCGGCCGGCCTGCGTGGGATCGAATCAAAATCCGTGGCAGCCTGGCATTCAAATGATACCGGGTCGATTCGTTGGACTGACGTGTGAAAGCGCGCCGCCGGTGCGCCTCATCTGCCAGGGGACACCAGCCCAATGGATGTGCTCTAAATGCAAGCGATCGTGGACGCAGGAACCGGAGCCGAAAGATGATGCAACGTAGTCCGTACCTGATTGATGGACCGGCTGTGATCTCGTTCAGCGGCGGCAGGACGTCGGGCTACATGCTGTTCAAGATCGTCGAGGCTTACGGCGGCGAACTGCCCAGCGACATCGTGGTTGCATTTGCCAACACCGGGAAAGAGCGCGAGGAAACGTTGCGGTTCGTGCACGAATGCGGCGTGCGGTTCGGCGTCCGCATCCGTTGGCTGGAATGGCGCGACATCAGCGTTGGCTACGAGGAAGTCGGTTACAACAGCGCCAGCCGCATGGGCGAGCCGTTCGACGCGCTGATCCGGAAGAAGAAGCGCCTGCCGAACTGGCAAGAGCGGTGGTGCACGTCGTTCCTGAAACTAAAACCGTTGTTCGGCCTGGCCGCGACATTTGGGTGGGCTGCGGGGCAATACGCCGAGGTGGTTGGGCTGCGCAACGACGAAGGCCTGCGGATATTCAAGGGCATGGCGAACGCGGAAAAGAACGGGCACCGGATGCTCTATCCGCTGGCGCGCGCCAAAGTCGACAAGGCGACTGTCATGGAGTTCTGGTCCCGGATGGACTTCGACCTCGGGCTCGAACCGCATGAAGGCAATTGCGACCTGTGCTTCATGAAAGGGCGCGGGATCAAGAAGCGGATCATTCGCGCGCGCCCCGATCTCGCCGGCTGGTGGTCCGACAAGGAAAGCCAGCAGAAGGGAAAGCAGGAACGCGGCTGGTTCGACCGGCGCGACAGCATTGCTGGTTTGGCGGAGGAAGTCCGCCGCGCGCCCGATTTCTTCGACGAATCTGATGGCTACGAGCATGATGTAGAATGCGGGCTGCATTGCGAACCGCAACAGGGCGAATCTCATGAGAAAGCGTAAGGGCGAGAAGGTACTGCGCGCGGTGTTCCCCAATGCGGGGATTCAGGCGGAATACCGCCGCCGCCTTGACGCGATGATCAATGATATGGCGGCCTCCTATCAATATTGGATCGCCGCGGCCTATCGCGCCAACGAGACCAGTATTGCGATGGACGCAAAACAGGTTCGCGTGACGGCGGTTGAAACGCAGATTGGTACGAACGCCCGTGGGCGCGTCTGGTTTTCCTTTGTTGACGGCGAAATGTTACGCGGCAAAAATGGCGTTGGCAGAACATGGAACTCGCGCGTTGCGGCGGAGACAGCCGGTATCAAAGCGGCTGGCGCGCAGGCCATCGTCACCGAGGCGATAAAGCACGGCAGCCGGTTTGATTTTGAGACGCTGATGTCGCTTCCCGTCCCGGAAACGCCTGTGGGCAGCCTGCAGGAACGGCTATCCACCCTCGGCGCGCAATGGTCGGCGCGCATCGATGCCGCGGCGCCGAAGCTGGCCGAATGGTTTCGCCAGGCAGTCAGCACCCGTTCCGGCGCGGCCCTCAAGAAAATCCTCAAGGAAGGCGGGATGTCCGTCGAATTTCAGATGACGCCTGCGATGCGGAACGTCGCGCAGGCGAGCGTCGCGGAAAATGTGGCGTTGATCCGCTCTATCGGCGAAAAATATCATTCGCAGGTTGAAGGGATGGTGATGCGATCCGTCACCACCGGGCGCGACCTCGGCGGATTGGTCAAGGAACTGGAGCATGAACTCGGTCTGACGCGGAAACGCGCGGCCTTCATAGCCTTAGATCAAAACAACAAAATGACGGCTAACTTCACGACGGTGCGGCAGATCGAAGTCGGCATTACCGATGCTATCTGGTTGCATAGCCACGCCGGGAAAGTCCCGCGCCCGACGCATCTTGCGAATAACGGAAAACGCTATTCTGTCGCAGCCGGCTGGTATGATCCCGATCCGAAGGTAAAACGCTTCATCCGCCCTGGTGAGTTGCCCCGGTGCAGGTGTACCTCCCGCTCCGTAGTGAAAGGCTTCACCTGATGAAACTGATTTTGTGCGACCGCAACGCCAATCTTTGCAGCCACTGGCGTCAGTGGTTCGGCGGAGTGCCAGACGTATCCATAGTTCAAGGGGATTTCTTCGCGCAGTATGCCGATGCTGCGGTGAGCCCAGCGAATAGTTTCGGGTTCATGGATGGCGGTATCGATCAGGCGTTCTTGGATCATTGGGGCTACGATCTGCAGGACAGGATTCAGGATTGGATCAAAGAGAACGGCGAAATCCTCGTTGGCCAAGCCATCACCGTGCCCGTTTTGAAAAAGGAATGGTGTGCGGTCGCTCGCGTGATTTCCGCGCCGACCATGCGGACGCCGCGCCGGATCGTGGATGCCGATGCTGTCCGGCTTTCCACGCGCGCCGCGCTGCGCGAGGCAACGCGGATCGGTGCAACGTCGATCCTGATGACCGGAATGGGTGCCGGCGCTGGCGCAGTTCCGGCCCATATCTGCGCCGAGCAGATGCGCAAAGGGTGGGGCGACGTGTTCGAGCCGAAGCCGTTCCCGAAGTCGTGGCGTGAAGCGGCGGCGATGTGATGATTAATTCGAGGGTAACCATGGGTGATCGACCGCTGGCTATAGATTTGTTCACCGGCCTTCATGGTTGGTCTGAGGGGCTTGTCGCCGAGGGGTATCGGGTTGTCGGTTTCGACATTGAGGATATGTGCGGACAGTTCGGTCAGAAGCGACCGGACCACGTCAGCCTGGTTATCCAAGACGTTCTTACGCTGCACGGATCGCAATTCAAGGATGCGGCGCTGATCGTCGCGTCGCCGCCGTGTCAGGCATATTCATGGATGGCGATGCCGTGGAAACTGGCGAAGGCCAAGGCGGCGGCGATTCGCGCGGATACGACCGGCCAATCGCTGGCTGATCTGAATCGGCTGTTCAACGCCTGCTTTCGAATCCAGAAGGAAGCCAGCATTGCGGCGGGGCGGCACATTCCGATGGTGATCGAGAACGTCCGGGGAGCTCAGCCATGGGTGGGCCGCGCGCGGTATAATTTCGGGTCGTTTTATCTGTGGGGCGACGTGCCGGCGCTGATGCCGATGACGGTGAAGGCCACAAAGGTGCCAGGCTTTCGCTTCGATGGCTCTGGAAAGACTTTCCAGAGCGCGAGCGTTGCGGAACATTCCGACGCCACAAAGGTGCCAAGCGCGGACGGCGGAAGGCGCACTGACAAGGGCAAAGGCGCGCGGTTCACGTCGCGGGACTGCGGGATCGAAGGCCGTAAAATGCCCGGCATCGAATTGAGTGAGGTGGGATTCAACGTCGCGGCCGCGCGGCAATACGCGCATTTGGTTGAGGGGGCTGAATATGTGAGGACAGCCGACGACAAGCGCCAGCACATCGGCATCAACCGCAAAATGGCCTCTGCCATGATCGCCAAGATCCCGCTTCCCTTGAGCCGTCACATCGCGGCAACCTACCGAGAGACCTGATCACAACGGGAGAATCCTGATGTCTCGTATCGTGCGCAATTTCGAGGAAGTCGTGTCTGAGTGTTCACGGTCCGAGATTTTCAGGGAAAGGCGGTTCATCCTTTCGGCGATCGCCTGCACGGTGGTGCTGATTTTGGCGGCGACCGCCGTGTTTGCCCGTGACCGCGGCCAGTTCGCGCAGAGCAGCCCCGAAATCAAGCAATGGTTCGACAGCCTGCGCGACAAGAAGGGAACGCCGTGCTGCGACACCAGCGACGGCTTCCGCGTCGAGGATCCGGACTGGCGCAACGTCGGGGATGCCTACGAGGTCAAGATTGATGGCGAATGGCGCCGGATGACCGACGACCAACTGGTCACCACGCCGAACCGCATCGGCTATGCCATGGTCTGGATATTCCACGGGCGGATTATCTGCTTCATGCCGGGAGCACGGGGATGAAAGGCAACCATGCCCGGCAAGTCGCGCTCGCCGCCAACGTGATGGTGTGGCTGCTGATCCTGCGCGTTGCGGGCTTGATCTGATGGCATTGCGGCCGATTCCATCTAGAGATTTGATCGGGCAGCTTGCGGCCGCCATGCGAATCCTTGGATTCCGCCCCACCCATACGAGCCCGAGTGGATCGCGATATCTCGGCTATCCCGGCACGCCGTTCCAGATCAGGATATCCGACCATAGATAGAGCGGTTTCAATAAAACCCGCCAAGCGCAAGCGGTCCGGTCGGTGGTCGTCCGGCCCGTTCCTGCCGCCGAGGTGAGCGCGCTGGCACTTGATCTGGCGGTGCGCTTCTTGGTGCAGGTCGACGAGAGGCGTGGATATTTCCGTGCGCCGCGCCCTCGCCCGTGATATGCGAAATCCATGAGCACCACAGCCGAATCGCAACCGTGCATACTGGACATTCCGATCAACGCGCTGGCGCCGGATTTCTTTTGGACTCGGATGGCGGCGGCAGGCGTATCAATTGAGGAAGGCGAGGCGTATCGAGCCGGCCTGCTTTCCCGTGACGATGAAGCCCGGATAGAATGGCGGGTGCAGATGTCCCGTAACCGCCTGCGGGATGCTGAGGTCCCCGGCGTTCAGTTTTGGATGTCGCACCGAAGGATGGTTTCGTAATGCCGATTGACCAGCCCCCAGCAATCATTCAGCCGGCTCAACCCGGGAAAAAGTTCTCCGTTAATGCCGGTGTCGGCGGGTGGTGGGCTCACATCGAAGGCCATGCATATCCGTTTGGCGCATGGCGTATGGACCGTGGCCCTTATCCGTTCCGATGGATGGCCGCCATTCAGTTTCCGATCGAGCGATTGACCAAAGACGGACCACGCCGATGACCGACTTTAAGGAAAGCGACCACCCGCGCGCTCCAGACGGCAAGTTTGGATCTGGTGGCGGCGGAAGTTCATCCACGTCAAAACCATCGGTGTCTTTTTCGGCCCCTCTGGATACTGAGGAACGGCAGGCCCTGTCCGATTATGCCGGGCAAGCTTACGTAGACGTTAATGAATCGCTGCGGACTGGCGCGAAGATGACGCCGGAAAATCGCCTGTTAGTGGAGACTATGGACGACGCATTTGAAAAGGCGTCAACCGACCACGAGATGACTGTCTACCGATCAGTGGTATCGGGATTTTGGCAACCGCTCGTAGGCAATGTGAAGCCTGGCGATGTCGTGACCGACAAATCGTACACATCAACAACCACAAATCCAGAAGGAGTGAAGCGGTTCGGGTCTCATACGGTTGAGATCAAAGTTCCAAAGGGCGCGAAAGCAATCCCGATGGATGGTATTTCCAAATACGAGCACGAGTCGGAAGTCGTGTTAGGACGGGGGACACAATTTGAAGTCGTAAGCACGACCCCACAAAAAACAGTCCTTCGGGTTATCCCGGCCGGCACAATTGGAAAAGACGAGACGATGACCGCTGTTCTTGCCGCGAACTCTGCGATTCCGGCCAGCTTGCGCAAGAAGGCCTACGACTCGTCCGCGCTGGCGGGGATTACCAAGCATGCAGCCGGCGTCCTGCACGTCGCGCCCGATGGCGATATTCTGCTGCTGCGCCGTGCCGGCGAGCCGGGCAAGGACAATTTCGTCGGACATTGGGCGTTGCCAGGCGGCGGCGTTGACGATGGTGAGACCCCCGAGCAGGGCGCCGTCCGCGAGAACCGCGAGGAAATGGGCGTCGACGTCGATCCCGCGAAGCTCAAGCCGCTGGACCGCACCAAGACGCCGAACGGCATGGCCTTCCACACGTTCGCGCATCCGGCCGCGACCAAATTTTCCCCGACGCTGAACGACGAGCACAGCGGCGCCGGCTGGTTCGGTTTGCATGAGCTGCCGCGGCCGCTGCATCCCGCCGTCGAAAAGACGCTCCGCGATCAGGTCGGCGTCAAGGACGACATGTCACCAGAGGATGCGAAGACGGCCGGAGAGGGTCTGGCGTCGTGGGCGGCAGAACCGGGCGAAGATTTTCCGGCAACTGATTCGGCGCTGCTGCTGGCGCTTGATCGAGACTCCGTCCGAGAGACGGATAGCAGCGGGCGCCTGCACATCGAAACAGCGAATATCTGCAAGGCATGCGTTTCGCCCTATCGAGGGTCGGAAATCCCCGGATGGAAAGACCTCGGGCTCGATCCTGATGAAGTCTATCAACTGCTTCGTGATCCGGATGAGCTGCGAAAGTCTGTGGCGAGCGCGAACGGCATTCAGTTGCTGCGCAAGCACATTCCGGTCAGCGCAGAAGATCACCAGCCATGGGATGTTGTTGGCGCGGTGGGTACGAATGCAAAGTGGGTTGATCCATACATTCAAAACGGCCTGACGGTGTGGCCTGCCGCCGATATCGCCAGCGTTCTGTCCGGCAAGAAGAAAATGCTGAGTCCGGGGTATCACTACAAGCCGGACCTGACGCCAGGCGTTTTTGAGGGCGTGAAATACCAAATTGTGATGCGGAATATTATCTTCAATCACCTCGCCATCGTCGAGGATGGGAGACAGGGAAGCGACATCGTGATCGGTGACTCAGATCCGTTCGCGGCGGGATGGGAGATCGTCGAGGCTGCGATTTTGGCTTTGCGCCCGTAAACCCATCCATTGGGCAATTCTTCATGAGGCTTCAGTCTCTTTGTTGAAGTGCCGTCGTTTATCCATCGGGTGCCCATCGCTACAGTTTTTATTATGTCGCTGTTGATATTGAAGCGGCCTCTTTTCCAGCCTGCTGGAATTTTGTCGTCAGAGTTAATTCGACGATCGTTTTTTCCATCATTTATCCAAAAAACGGCTGTCACGGTCAGGGATGCTTTCAAGGCAGCGGTGGAACGTTCTTCGGGGGTGGTTTGGCTCATTCTGGTGACGGCCCCCTTTTGACCTGCGATTTTTCTTCTCGCTGCGCCGAGGTTCTGTTGGCGCGACAACGCGCGTTCGCGTCGAGCTTCTGGCGAATGCCTTCGGTGGGCGTCACTGATCGCCTTACTGACTTGGAGTCGTTTTTCCGGTGAGTATGAAGCGGCCAACTCCCTCGCTGATTCCGAAGTCATTCCATCCCCGCCAGGAGAAATGTTCGTCAGAGGTCCGTGCCCCGTTTTTCTTCGCCCAATAGCTGCGATGAATGCGCTTTCAATTTCTAGCGCTTCGATCTCCGTGACGCCCTCTCTTATGAAAACGAATGGCACATAGCCCATCTCTTCCACGGTTCTCTTCAAAAAGGCGTTCTTCATGTGGTTGTGCCGTGAGGGGACCAAGGTACTTTGGATTCTAGTTCCGCATCCTTTGCCGACATATCGAGGAATGGCGTTTTCGTCGAAGAGGATGTAGACATAGAAGATCGCTGGATCGGACATGGCAAAACTCAACGTTAAGGAAATTCGGGATAATCTCCGGCTTAGTCAGCCGGAATTTGCGGCGCGCTTTGGTTTTAATCTCGGAACGCTCCGACAGTGGGAGCAAGGCCGGCGCCAACCTGATAGCGCTGCCAGGGTGCTGCTTTCCGTCATCTCCCACGCTCCGAATGTCGTCGATGAGGCACTATCTATAGGCACGTGAGATGCAGTGCGTCATAGACATACTATGAAATTGCAGCGAAATCAGTCAAATCTTGCGCGAACTCGAATCTTGTCCACGAAGGCTGCTGATAAATGACTGCGCTCCGGGATGCATTGCGCAAGAAATATCGAAGCCCGAAGGATGCACTTCAGGCGCTTGGCCTCGACGAGGCACTTTTGACCCCTCAGGAGAACATCATGGCGAAGCCGACCCGAATTGGCGCATTGGTCCTGTCCAGTACCGCCGCCGCCGTTGCCCCGCTGCTGGCGATGGATTCCAAGGTCACGCTTCCGAAGGACCTATTCGCGGGTCTGACATCCAAGAACATCAAGGCCAACAAGGCGGCGCTGCTCGCCGGCGTCCGGCTGGCGCTGGACGGCAAGCTTCGTAAGGGCCTGGCGCTCGATGCCTCCATGGCCGGCCTCGCCAAGGCCATCGACGCTTTCGAGGACATGGACGACGCGGTCGACGAAGCCGGCGAGAATGATCTGGAGAAGGTCGCCTCGGTCGATCCGGTCGCCGCCGAAATCCTGAAGGAAAAGAAGGACGACGACGGCGTGTTCGACTCTGCCGACCTGATGGCCTTCCTGAAGGGCAAGGGCATGTCGGACGAAGATATTGCCGCCGCCTGCGCGATGCTCCCGGCTGCTGGCGCCGTCGACGAAGCCGAGACCCCCGAAGAAAAGGCCACCCGCGAGAAGAAAGAAGCGGAAGCCGCCGCAGCGAAGGACGCCGAGATGAAGGACATGGTCACGAAGCCGGCGATGGATGCTGCGCTGGCCGCCATCCGCACCGCCACCATCAAGGAAGTGCGCGACACCGAGCGCGGCATCCGCCAGGCGCTCGCCGATGTCGCGCCATACGTTGGGGAAATCCCGGCGTCGATGGCCTTCGACAGCGCCGCCGACGTCCGCCGCCACGCGCTGACCATGCTTGGCGTCGAGGGCGCCAAGACGATCCACGCTGACGCCCTGGCCCCGGTGCTGGCCGCGCAGCGCAAGATCGGCCACCGCACCTCCGAGCAGTCTGTCCGCGAAATGCCGATGGGCATGGATAGCGCCAGCATCGACAGCGCCACCAAGTACGCGCCCGGCCTGGCTCACATCGAAATCGGCGGCTGATCGCAACCCATCCCGAGGCAGGACCGCCTCCACTGAGATTTTTCTAACAGGAGAACGAAATGTCGAACGGATGGCAGCAGCAGGTTTACGGTAATCCGGCGATCGGCGTCGCGGGTCAGCGTTGCAGCGAAAACCCCCTGAGCAGCTTCGACGTCGGTCCGGGCGGCTTGGTCGCTGGTCCGAATGGCGTCACCGTTGGCCGCTTCGCATGGGTCGTGCCTCCGCTGGACCCGAACGGCACCCCGACGATTGCGAACAACTTCGGTTCCGGTCCGGTGGCTGGTTTCGTGATGCGCAACCTGCAGGGCACGCAGCCGAACTTCCTGGCCTATGCGGGCATGACCATCCTGCCGGGCTACGAGATGGCCCTGCAGATCGCTGGCGACTTCCTGGTGAAGAATGAGGGCGCCACAGCGGTGGTTCCCGGCATGAAGGCCTATGCCGACCTTGCGACCGGAGCGGTCAGCTTTGCGGCCACCGGTTCGCCGGCTGTCGGCGGCGCCGCCACCGGCACCATCGCGGCGGGCACCGGTTCGTTCACTGGTTCCATTGCCGGCGACGTCATGACCATCACGGCGGTCGGATCCGGCTTGGCTGTCCCGGGCGGCATTCTGTCCGGCACCAACGTCGCGACCGGGACCGCGATCGTCAGCCAGTTGAGCGGAACGGCTAACGGCGTTGGCACCTATCGGGTCAGCATTCCGAATCAGACTGTGGCTTCGGCCACGATCTCCGAGACCTATGGCTTGTTCACCGCGGTGAGCGGCCTGACCGGCAACTTCGAGGTCGGCGACGTGCTTTCGGGTTCTGGCGTCACCGCTGGCACTGTCATCACCGGTCTCGGAACCGGAACGGGTGGTCTCGGCACCTATTACGTCTCGCCGACGCAGACCGCCGGCAGCACCGCCATTTCGGCGACCGGTAACGTGGAGACCAAGTGGTTCGCTCGGTCGTCGGGTCTCGTTGGCGACGTGGTGAAGATCAGCTCATACCCGCTGGGCTGATAGGCAGCCGGTCGGAAAATACCAGCAAAGTTTGAACAGGAGCGACATCGATGAACCGGCAAGAAGCGCGAGCAGAATGGCAGAAGGTCAAAGGCGCCTATGAGGCGGCTGGCGTCATCCTGCCGGGTGTCACGATGTTCACCCCGGACGAATTTCGGAACAGCACCCTTTCCATCAACGATCTGGCGATGGACGCGGCCGGCACGCTGGTGACGGACCCGAACTCGGCAATCCCCGCCATTCTGACCACGTCGATCGATCCCGAAGTGATCCGCATCGCGTTCGCGCCGACCCAGATGGGCGAAATCCTCGGCGGCGAGCAGAAGGTCGGCGACTGGCTCGACGAAACCCGGCTGTTCCCGGTCATCGAAGATACCGGCGAAGTTTCGAGCTACGACGACTATTCGAACAACGGCATGGCTGGCATCAACTTCAACTACCCGGCCCTGCAGTCCTACCTGTTCCAGACCATCCTGCATTACGGCGAACGCGAGACCGCGCGCGCCGGCCTGATGCGAATCAACTATGTCGGCGATCTCAACCGCGCCGCCGCCAATATGCTGAACCGGTTCGCCAACCTGACCTATGCGTTCGGCGTCCAGGGGCTGCAGAATTACGGCCTCATCAACAACCCGTACCTGTCGAGCTTCATCACGCCGATCGTCAAGGCGTGGGGCGGCACCAGCTGGTTCGATCAGGGCTCGCCAGCCGCGACCGCCAACGAGGTCTACAACGACATCGTCGCCCTGGTGAACAAGGCCATCGCGCAGACCAACGGCACGGTCGACCTCAAGGCCAGCATGACGCTGGCGATGTCGCCGGGATCGGAAGTCGCGCTGACCTTCACGAACAGTTTCGGCGTCAACGTGACCGACCTGCTCAAGAAGAACTTCCCGAACATGAAGATCAAGACCGCCGTCCAATACGGCGCCACCACGACCTTCAACACGCAGGGCTATTCGCCGGTCGGCAACGTCGTGCAGTTGATCATCGACGAGATCGACGGCCAGAAGGTCGCGAAGCCGGCGTTTAACGAAAAGATGCGCGCGCACAAGATCATCCCGGAACTGTCGAGCTGGAAGCAGAAGCTCACCGGCGGAACGTGGGGGGTTATAATGCGCCTGCCCCTCGGCAGCGTGGGCATGATCGGCGTCTGACGCGCTCTATCGCGTTTAGGGAAAAAAGTGTACAGAACATCGGTCCCGGCAATCGGGGCCGATGTTTTTTCATGAGGGAATGACGACAATGGCGACAGCAGCAGAGAAGCGCGCGGCACGGGAAGCGGCACAGCATCAGGCAGCGGAGCGCGCGCCAGCGGTGGCCGCCGCAAACGCCGCGGCTGCACAAGATCCGGGTTCGGTGCGATCCGCCGATGTGATCAAGCCGCAATCGGCCGGCGGCAAGGTAACGGTGGCGTGCAAGCTCGGCATCGGCTGGTTTGATCTGCAGATTTATCAGCCCAAGAAGGTGCAGGAAAACACGCAGACAGGCCCGCGCGAGATCACGCAGTTCTTTCCGGTGCCGGGCGTCGTCCGCATCCGCGGCACGGCCTACCCGCGCGGAACGCCGCCGGAAGGCTTCCCGGCCCGGCCCGAAATGGTCGGCGGGTACGCATTGACGCGCGGCGTCGATGAACATTTCTGGGATACGTGGGTTGAGCAACAGAAGAAGAGCCCGTATGTGCTCAACAAGATGATCTTCGCGTATGAGCGCGAGTCCGACGTCAAGGGGCTGGCGCTCGACCACAAGGATGCGATGAGCGGGCTTGAACCGCTCAACCCGAAGAAAGACCCGCGGGCGCCGAAGTCGACGAACAAGTCCGTCACGGACGTCGAGACAGAAGAATCCCGCGCCGCTAAGATGGGCCAGCAGGCCTGATTCCCAACCATCAGGACAAGGAACGCACCAATGACCGAACGCCGCCTCGTAAAGGTCGCCTGCACGATCCCGAACGGCCTGACGATCCATTTGCCGGGCATCAGCCACGACGACGGCACCGGAAAGCAGATCGCTTCCATGGGTCAGAAGATCACCCTCAAGGGACCCGGCGCGCTTGCGCTGGGCGTCAACCAGCCGACCAGCGACGAATCCATCCTGACTGTGGTCGACGAGGAAGTCATGAATGCGTGGCTTGCGCACAACGCCCTCAGTCCGATGGTCACCGGCGGTGCCGTCTACATCGTCGGACCCGTCGATCAGCCCGAGGAAGAGCCGTTTGATCCGGCTGCGCAGGAGCCCGAAACCTCGATCCAGCAGGTCGAACTTGGCGCTGCCGTGGGCGACACAGGCAAGGACGATGGGGACGCTGGCGGCGGACAGAAGGACGACGGCAAAGGTGAGAAGCCCGCGCCCGAGCATTTCAGCGCAGATCGCGCCAAGGAAATCGGCGGCTATCCGAATGGTGCGGTGCTGGCGTCGGTGGCGCTGCCCGGCGTCGACTGGGTCAGCGAAGTCGACGGCAACATGACCGATCCGGATAGCGGCGAGGCCGAGGGCTGGGTTGAGCGCGAGGCTGCTGATCCTGAATCCGACGACGAAGGTCAGTTCTAAATGAGCACCCCGACCCAGCCGATCACGTTCGTCTACGCAGACTGGGTCGGGATGTTTCCCGAGTTCTCCGCCGTATCGCCGGCGATGGGGCAGATTTATTTCGATATCGCCGATGCCTATTTCGCGAACAGCATCTTCAACCCGGCGTTCGGCTGCGGCGATCCGGAATCCATCGCGCGCATGACCCGGCTGTCCTACATGGTGACGGCGCATATCGCGTGGCTGCTGGCGCCGCGGGACCTGAACGGCAATCCGTCGGCGACCGGCCAGCCAGCCTCCCCGCTGGTGGGCCGCATCAATTCAGCGACGGAAGGATCCGTCTCGCTCGGCATCGAACTCACTGGCGGCGGATCGCCCTCGGAGGCGTTTTTCACGCAGACGAAATATGGTTTTCTTTTTTGGCAGGCCACTGCGCAATACCGCACCGCGCAATATCTCGCCAACCCGACCTATGTGGCCGGCACCGGCGTGCCGTTCGGGCTGGGCTATCGCGGGCGCCGCGGTGGCGGTTTCTAATGAAATAAGGTAGATTCAAGGGATGAAAACATCCCCTGAAATCATGCGAAGCGCTGGCGTCTACGAGATTTGCATCAAGCGCGGAGCCAAGCCACCCCAATTTTATATTGGACAGGCAACCATCCTGCGGAAGCGGCGGACGGTTCATCTTCGGGCGCTCGCCGCTGGGAAACACGGAAATTCTAGACTTCAACGGGCCTACAATAAATATGGCCCAGAATCGTTGAGCTTTCGCCCGTTGCTGGTCTGTGAGCGCAAGAAAGAAACGCTCGACATGTACGAGAAGGCCATTCTCGATAGCTACCAGAGAGACGCAATCTTCAATATGTGCCTCGAATGCGTCGGGTCCAAGCTTGGTGTCAAAATGTCGGATGCCACGAAAAGGAAGATCGGTGCCGCCAATAAGGGAGCGTTCCGATCGCAAAGTCACAGGGATGCCGTCCGCCTGTCGAACCAGACTCGTATCGTTAGTGCTGAAACCAGAAAGAAGATGGCAATAGCGCGAACTGGAAACAAAAACTGTTTGGGGCGAAAGCTGACTGACGAGCATAAAGCCAACGTAGGGGCGGGACTCAAGGGGATGAAAAAGACCAAGGAAGAACTTGAACGACGGGGCGCCACTAGGAGAAAGAATGCCGAATCTCGAGGGTATTATTGATCATGGCTACGATCACGGGCGGAGATAAACTGGCGACCATCCTTCGAGCATTGGTGGAAAAATCCACCAATGCATCGTCTGTAAAAGTTGGATTTTTATCTGGGGCGTCTTATCCCGATGGGACGCCTGTCGCTATGGTCGCTGCCGTGCAAAACTTCGGCGCCCCGCGCGCCGGCATTCCGCCGCGGCCGTTCTTCAGCAATATGATCGCCGAGAAAAGCCCGGAATGGGGCCCTGCGCTGGGCGCGCTGCTGATCGACAACGAGTTCGATGCTTTCCGCGCGCTGCAACTGGCCGGCGAGGGAATTTCTGGACAATTGGTGCAGTCGATTCAGGACACCAACAGCCCACCTCTCGCGCAATCGACCATTGACGCCAAGGGATTTTCTAAAACCTTGATCGACACGGGACAACTTTGGCAATCTGTGGCATACGAGGTGAAGGAATAGTCCCGGGCCGGCGTATCAGGCCTTTTCATCGCTAACGGCGGGAGCCGGAAGGAAAACCTGACATGACGCGCGTAACTCTCTGGTCCTCATCCGCTGGCGATATCCCGGCAAACCTGGCTTTCACGAACAATTTCAGCGCGACGACGGATCCGTCGGTCGGCAACGATTCGACGCAGCGGTATTCGGTCGGTTCGGTTTGGATCAACACGACCACCGATCAGGCGTTCATCTGCACCGATGCGACCGCTGGCGCGGCCGTGTGGGCGCCGTCGACCACGGGTGGCACGCAGGGCCAGGTAATCGCGCCTTCGGCGGCGACGGCGTCCAGCGCCGGTTCTGCGGCCCTGCTGCGCGGCGGTGCGGGCGGATCGACCTCGGGGGCCGGTGGTGCCGCCAACGTCACCGGTGGGGCCGCTACGGCGGGCAACTCGGCGGGCGGCGCGACCACACAAACCGGCGGCGCAGGGTCCGGTAGCGGGGCGGGCGGGGCGGCCGGGCAGACGGGAGGCGTCGGCGGCGCGACGGGCGCGGGCGGTGCGGCTTCGGTCACCGGTGGTGCCGGCGGCGCAACATCGGGCACGGGCGGCGCGGCAAACCTCACGGGCGGCGCCGGATCGGCCGGCAACGCGAACGGCGGATCGGTCGTGATCTCTGGTGGTGCCGGAAATGGCACCGGCGTGGCTGGGTCGATTCGCGAGCTCGGCCTCGTCATGAAAGCGCAGGGCGCTGAAGCCTCCCTGAACGCCACAGGAACTCTGACCGCAGCGCAGATGATCACAGGCATCATCACGTCGACGACCGCGGCCGCGGTTTCGGCCACGTTGCCACTTGCGACCGCAATGGATACCGCGATCCCCGATTCCGCGGCGAACGATTCGTTTGATTTCTCCGTGATCAATACGGGGGCATCAAATGCGTTTACCATCCTGACGGCCGCCGGGTGGGCGGCATTTGTCGGTTCAGTTGTCGTGGCACTCAGCACTTCGGCGCACTTCCGTGCCCGCAAGACTGCCGTCGGCGCGTGGACGCTCTATCGCATCTCCTGACGATGCTGACGGGCTTGCGCAGGCGCGCAGGCCCGTCCTTTCCGTGAGGCGCGGCCATGAACCTTCATTCCATCGTTTCGCCGATCATCGGCGCCGTGAACCCGCTTATCCCGGTCGCTGTGCGAATCAGCATCGGACAGGGTGATACGCAGCCCGATGGCAGCCGCCCGCCGCTGTATGCCACGCCTGGTGCGTTCACGGGCTCAATTGACAGGACGACGCTGACCGTCACGGCTGTCGCTGTGGGTGTCCTGCAGCCAGGCCAGATGCTGGCTGAGGTGACGCCGGGCGGCTTGGCCGCAGCGACGTCGATCACCGCGCAACTGACCGGCGACGATGGAGGAATCGGAACCTATTCGGTAAACCGGACCCAGACCGTCGCATCCGAAGACTTCGTTACCGTCATGACGATCATGGCGCAGATGCAGCCCCTGACGTGGGGCGATCTACAGCAACTCGACGGTGTCAACCTCGGTGGATCTGCCAATGCGCTATACGTCAGCGGCGACCTGAACGGCATCGTGCGCGTTCGTCTCAAGGGCGGAGATTTAGTCACGCTCACCGATGGTAGCGTGTGGCTGGTCCGGCAATCGCTCGAGGGATGGAGTCTCACGGCTGGCTGGACAAAATGTGTCATAACGTTGCAGGCGGGAGCATAATCATGCCATGGCAAGTTTGGGCAGTAATCGGTGCGATCTGTTTAATTTTTCTCTGTGGTTTGATCTATATTCGGCTATCGGCCGGCGCAGTCGGGGATTGATCGCCAAGCATAGGAAACATGAAAATGAGTAGGGAATCAAGATGAACCGTTTTTCAAGGTTGATTGCGGTCGCCGCGATGGCGCTGTTCGTTACCAGCGCGCAGGCGCAGATCACCGTTCCGGGACTCCCGATTGTGCCGTTGGGATATTGCCAATTGACGTCGCTTGCCGCGTCCACCGGACTATCAGCATGCTCGGGTGGCATCCCGGCAGGCGCTCGGATGGCATTCATCCAAGCCGAGGCGACCGCCATTCGGTATCGAGACGATGCGGTGGCACCAACCGCCTCCGTTGGCATGCCTGTGGCTGCTGGCGGATCGTTTTTCTATGTCGGAACCTTGAGTAAGGTGCTGATCATCGAGCAGACATCCCCCGCGAAACTGAATGTTCTTTTTTACAGATAGGAGAAAACATGCCCCTCAAGATTGTAAGCCAAAATTATTCTATTCGTCTCCGTGGAGATGGCGTCAGCACATCCATCTCCGTGGATTTCTACGATCAGATCGCAGGTGACAGAACGATTCACAACAAGACGCCAGATGGCGTTCTTGTGGGAAATTCAGACGCGTCTGGGGTTTTTTCAGGAACGGTTGTCACCTTCACTTGGGCGACACCGCCATCAAACGGATCAATAGACAATCCGTCCGTACTTTTTACTTTTCCCAACTAGATGACCATGAACGCGACGATCTCACCGAATCGAACCGATATCCTGTCGGCGCTGAGGTCGTTCCTTCTCGCGGTGCTGCCGGACGGCACCGACGTGATCCTCGCGATTGAAAACCGGGTGCCGGAGCCGACCGGCCCGAATTTCGCGATCATGAGCCCGATCCGGTTTCAGCGTCTTTCGACGAACGTGGACGGAAATGCCGACGTGCTGTTTTCTGGCACGATTGCGCCGGCGCCGGCATCGTTCACCGGAGCCATCGCGCCCGCGCCAGCTAACCCCAGCCTGCCGGCATCTGGCATCATGACCGTGTCCGCGGTGGCGAGCGGGACGCTCCTGGTCGGCGGGGCACTGTCGGGAACGAAGGTCGCGGCCGGCACCACGATCACCCGGCAGATATCCGGCGCGCCCGGCGGCGCCGGTATCTATGGGGTCTCGATCAGCCAGGCGACCCCCGGCACCACGATTGCACAGGCTTGCGGGCTGATGACCGTCACGTCGGTGGTGCGCGGCTCCGTGCTGGTTGGCGCGGCGGTGTTTGGCGTCGACGTCACGGCGGGGACGAGGATTACCGCGCGCGGGACCGGCGCAGGCGGGACGGGCACCTATGCGGTCAACCTCAGCCAGGCGGTCACCAGCCAGCTGATGTCGTCCGGCTCGAAGTCGATGACCCAGAGCAGCAAGGTCACGGTCCAGATCGATTTCCACAGCATTGACGGCTCGTCGGCCGACATGGCGCAGACGGTTTCGACGACGTTTCGCGACGCCATGGCGGTGCAATTTTTCGCCGGGCTGGACTATCCGCTCAATCAGGCGTCGCCGTTCTACGCCGATGATCCGCGGCTGATGCCGTTCCTGAACGAAAATTCGCAATATGAGCGCCGATGGGTCGTCGAGGCAGAGTTGCAGGCGAACCAGATTGTGGCATCGCCGCAGCAGTTCTTCGATGTGGTCGATTTGGAAGTTATCAGCGTCGATGCGGTCTATCCGCCTGCCTGACCTCGCGCGGCTGTGCAGCGCGGGATTTTGATGTATAAGCGACTCGCGCCCGCACGGCTTTCCTCGGGGAGAAATTTCGATGACGTCTATCCCGGCAAATGAACTGGTCAATATTTCCCCGAGCGTGCTCGGTGCCGGTGGCGATGGCGTCAACATCATCGGCCTCGTTTTGACCAACAGCGCCCGCGCGCCGGTCGGCAGCGTGATTGCCTTCCCGGATGGCGCATCGGTCTCGAACTATTTCGGGCCCGGATCAATCGAAGCGCAGGTCGCGAACGGCGGGACGAACTTCGGCACCGGCTATTTCGGCGGCTTCACGGGATCGTCCAAACAGCCCGGCTCCATCCTTTTTGCCCAGTACAATCAGACGGCGGTGGCCGCCTATCTGCGAGGCGGTAGCGTCGCGGCCCTGTCGCTGGCGCAGCTGCAGGCCATCAACGGCACCCTCACGGTCACCGTGGACAGCGTCCCGCTGACCGCCCCGGCACTGAACCTTGCGGGCGCGACCAGCTTTTCCAACGGCGCGGCCATCATTCAAAGCGCGCTGCAGGCGTCGGCTCCGGCTGGCGCTTCTTTCACGGGATCCATCGGCGGCGTCGTCACCGGATCGATCGGCGCGACCTTCACCTCGACCGGTTCCGGCACCAATATGACCGCCTCGGCAGTGGTCGGCGTGCTGCGGCCTGGCTGCCAGATCAGCGGCACTGGCGTCCCGGCCGGCACCTACATCGTCTCGCAGACCTCGGGCACCACGGGCGCCGCCGGCGTCTATGTGACCAACAACGTCACGACCTCGGTCGCGGCCGCATTGACGGCCACCAGCAACGTGCTCGACGTCACCGCCGTGACCTCCGGGACGCTGCAGGCCACGGACGTGATTTCCGGCACCAACGTGACCGTTGGCACCGTCATCGGCTCGCAGCTCACCGGCTCGCCGGGCGGCATCGGTACCTATGCGATCGGCACCTATCAGCAGGCCGCCAGCACTACCATCACGTCGCTTTCCAGCACCCTCAACGTCACGGCGGTAAGTTCGGGTTCCATCATCGTCGGTGCGCTGCTAGCGGGCACCAACATCACGGCGAACACGCTGGTGACGTCGCAGAAAACCGGCACAGGCGGCGTCGGTACCTACGGGCTGTCGAAGTCGTCCACGACGGTCTCGGAGACCATCACCACCACGGCGGTTGCGCCGCTGGTGACCTATGACAGTCTGTCCGGCGCATTCATCGTCACCTCCGGCACCACGGGCGCGACTTCGACGGTCAGCTATGGCAGCGGCACCACGGCGGATGCGCTGAATCTCGGCGCGTCCGATGGTGCGGTACTATCGCAGGGCGCGGCCGCAGCAGTACCGGCGGCATTCATGGATGCGCTGATCGTCCAAAACCCGAACTGGGCCACGTTTTTCACGACGTTCGACCCCGACGTTTCTGGCAGTTCCGTCAAGCAGGCCTTCGCGGCATGGAAGAATAGCCAGAACAACCGCTATGCCTACCTCGGGTGGGATCTTGATGTGACGCCGACCAACACGCTGCCGGCCACCACCAGCCTCGGCGCCGTGCTGGCCGCCAACCAGGACTCCGGGACATGCCTGCTGGACGGTGACCCCGCGTCTGGTTGGAATCTTGCCGCCGCCGTCGCGCTCGCCGCCTTCATCGCCGGCGCCGCCGCATCGATCGACTTCACGCAAACCCGTGGCCGAATCAGTTTCGCCTACAAGGCGCAGGCCGGACTATTGGCTACCGTCACGACGCCGAAGATCGCCAATAACTTGGCGGGCGATACGCAGACCAATGGCAGCCGCGGCAACGGCTACAATTTCTATGGTGCCTATGGCAACGCGAACGCGAACTTCACATGGTTTCAGCGCGGCTTCGTCACCGGACCGTTCAAGTGGCTGGACAGCTACATCAACCAGATTTGGCTGAACAACGCGCTGCAGAACGCGCTGTTGGTTCTGCAACAGAACTCGCTGTCGATCCCGTACAGCAATGATGGCAATGCGCTGATCGAATCGGCGCTCGCGGACCCGATTCAGGCTGGCTTGAATTTCGGCGCGTTCGGCCCCGGCAACCTGTCGTCGACGCAGATCGCGCAGGTCAATGCATCGGCCGGCGCCAAGATCGCCAGCACGCTGCAGACACAGGGCTACTATCTGCAAATCCTGCCTGCGACCGCGCAGACCCGCGCCGGCCGGACCAGCCCGCCTGCGAAATTCTGGTACATCGATCAGGGCAGCGTCCAGGCAATCAGCCTTTCCAGCGTCGCGCTGAGCTAACCGGAGACGATCACGCCATGGATATCGGGGCATCAAACGCTAATCTGACGATTACGATCCCACCGTTGTTCACGGTGCCGCAGCAAATTCAGGGCTTCGCGGCGGACGACGTCTACGACCTCGACGAAATCGAATCCGTCGAGACATTGATGGGCGTCGATGGCGTGCTGTCCGGCGGTTTCGTGTGGAAGCCGCAGCAGCAGAGCATCACGCTGCAGGCCGATTCGGCCTCGAACGCGATCTTTGATCAGTGGTGGACCGCCATGGTGGCGGCCAAGACCACTTACGTGGCAGCCGGCGTGCTGACGCTGCCGCAGATCGGCCTCAAGTTCATCCAAACGACCGGCTATCTGACCCGCTACAAGCTGCCCGGCGCCAAGAAACTGATTCAGCCGCGCCGCTACGAAATCACATGGAACTTAGTCGTTCCGGCGCCGTCGGGTACCTGACGTGAGTGGCCGAAAGACTGAGCTCGTCCGCGTCCCGGAATGGGGCGGGCGGGACGCCGGGAAAATCTTCAAGATCACTGAGATGGCGGCCGGGCCGGCGGAGAAGTGGGCGCTCCGCTTTATCCTTGCGCTCAAGGGCACCACGGCGGCGATCCCGGAAAGTCTGGCACCCTACGGTATGATCGCGATCGCGATCCGCGGCATCAACTCGTTCCTCGCCTCCGACGTCGATTATTCGAAGCTGGAACCCCTGCTCGACGAAATGTTCTCCTGCATTGAGATCGTGCGCGACATCGCCCATCCGACCGTCGCGTCCGCGCTGATAAGCGACGACGATATTGAGGAAGTCCGAACAAGAGGCTGGCTGCGCTCGGAGGTGCTGCGCCTCCATACGGGTTTTTCCTTTCTCGACGCCCTCTCTGTCTGGTGGGAGATGTCGAGATCACAGATGGAAGATACGCCGAATACGTGAACGTGCCGCCCCTGATCGGGCAGGCTATTTCGGGCGATGCCGGGCTTCTGACGGCCCTCAACACCACCCTCGGTCTCGAGGACTTGCACGACATCCTTGAGGTCAAGACGGTCGACGCACATAATGCGCGGGTGGCGGCCAAGATACGCGCCAAGAACCGGGAGTCGTGATCCATGTCGGGAACTGTGATCGACAGCCTGGTTATTTCCCTCTCGCTTGATACCGATAAGTTCACGGACGACCAGCGCAAGGCCATCAACGCGCTGCGCGGGTTTCAGGATGCTGCGCACCGCGGCGCCAACGAGGCGGAGTCCAACACCAAGAAGATGGGCAACGCGATTTCGGACCTGAAGCGCGAGGCGCTCGGGCTGGTGTCGGTGTTCCTCGGCGGCCGTGGCGTGAAGGAGTTCTTCGGCTACGTCACCAATTTGGACGCGGCGACCGGCCGGCTGTCCAAGACGATGGCGACGAACGTCGAGGAAGTGTCCGCTTGGCAGGGCGCCGTGAAGCAGGCCGGCGGCACCGCCGAGGGCGCCAGCAGCGCACTGGCGGGTCTTTCGGGCGAGATGAGCACTTTCCAGTTGACCGGCCAGTCCGCGATGCTGCCTGTGCTGTCGCGGCTCGGATTGTCGCTCTACGACCAGCAGGGGAAGCTCAAGACATCGACGCAGCTTTGGCTGGAACTGGCTGACAGCGTCAAGGGCATGGATCCGCGCCAAGCGCAGGCCTTCCTGCAGATGATCCCCGGCGCCAACCAGGACATGATCAACTTCGCGCTGCTCGGGCGTAAAGCGATGGAAGGATATCTTCGAGACTCGCGATCAGCGGGAATTACGACACGTGAGGCGGCAGCGGCCGCGATTGAATATGAGCGAAACATTTCCTTGCTAGAACAGTCTGCGACTGGATTAGGCCGAACGCTCGTAAATCTTTTGACTCCGGCTCTGTCGAAAACCGCCAACTCGATGAGCAAACTATTTTCTGCATGGCAGGTTGATCCCAAAAGTCCTGAGGGTGTGGAAAATGCACCAAAGTCTAGGGATAATTTGGTTAAGAGATTTGGAAGCCCACGAAAATTTGTAAACGATTTAGGTGAGTTTTTTGGGATGGGAAAAGGCGTTGGGGACCGCGCCTACGGGCCTGAAGGCAATGATGAAAAGGATACGGCGCGAGCAGTTCTATCTGCCAAAATGCGTGCTGACGCCATGCGGAAAGCAGCGACTGCGGCCGACCCGACTTCTTCCGGCGCAAGGATGCCAGGATACGAAACGTCGGCGACTGAAGTCGAGCGTATGATCCGCGCCGCGGCGATCAAGCGCGGCATCGATCCTGAAACCGCCATGTCGGTGGCCAAAAGCGAGGGTTTTTTCAATTATAAGAGCACGGTGCCGGGGGAAGACTCGACGGGTCCGTTCCAGCTTTATCATGGGGCCAAAGGCGGCGGCGGGCTGGGGACCGCGTTCAAGAAGCAGACCGGCCTCGACGCGCACGATCCCTCGACGGTGCCGCAGCAGATCGACTTCGCACTGGACTACGCAAAATCGAACGGCTGGGGGGCCTGGTACGGTTGGAAGGGTCTTCCCTACGCCGGCATCGGCGGCCCGCGGCCAGGCGCAGGCGCAGCGGCCCGTGGGATGCCCGGCAGCAGCGGTCCAGCCGGCAACACATCGTCGGCAACCGTCACCATCGGCACCGTGCAGGTAAACGCGCCAAATGCTAAGGATGCGACAGGAATCGCGCAGGAAATCGAACCGGCGCTGTCGCGCGCCGTCACGGCCGGTGCCGCAAACTTTGGGCAGAACTGATGGCGAATGTCCCGAATGTCCCCGGAGTGCCTTCGCTGTCCAGCTACAGCGGCGGCGGCGCGGTGCTGGCGCTGACCGATTCCCTCCTGCTGCTGAGCGCCATCCTGCCGTCTACGTGGGGCATCTACATCGACGGAACGCCGGTGATTACGCCGGCGAACCAGCTCACGCAATTGCTGGCCCCGACGCTCGCGACTGTTTCGCAGATCGCTTCGCTGGTCGGCTTGCCGAACATCGTCCCGGTGATCGCCTCTACGGTTGACTTCGAGTATGCGGCGCGGTCGCCGATTTCAAATTACCAGCAGCAGGCGGGCGCGTTCCAAAGCTATAACAAGGTGCAGTTGCCGGCCGAGATCACGGTCAAGATTGCGTGCGGCGGGGCCGCATCGCAGCGCGCTTCGTTCCTGAATACGCTCGAATCTTTGCGGACATCGACCACGCTGGTTGATATCGTGACGCCTGAGCAGGTGTTCCAAAGCTACAACTGCACGCAATATGACTATCGGCGCCGGGCCGAGAACGGCGTCACGCTGATCGTCGCCGATGTGCGGTTCGAGCTAGTTCCGGTGACCGCCACGGCCCAGTTTTCGAATACGCAGCAGCCAGGAAATGCCGGTCAGCAGTCGGTCGGAAACGTACAGCCGCAGGACGCACCGGCTTCCTTCTCTGATCGTTTCAATGCCGTCGGAGGGGTGAACTGATGCAGACAATCCCACTCCGTCCGCTGCCAAACCAAACGCTGCAAGCGCAGGTCAACGGGCAGCCATGCACCATCGATGTCGTCCAGATGGCCTATGGCCTGTTCATGACGCTATTCGTCAGCAACACGCCGATCATCTATAACGTGATCTGCCTGAACCGGAATAGAATCGTGCGTTCGGCATATCTCGGGTTCACGGGCGATTTCTGCTTCTACGATACGCAAGGTGACACCGATCCGGTTTACACCGGTCTCGGTGATGCGGACGCCCGCTACCAGCTCGTCTACCTCGACCCGACCGAACTGCCGGCGGAGGCTTGACGGATGAGTTTCGTCGAAAGGCAGATCACGGTCGCCATCAAGCTTGCGACGAACACGCAGACAAACCAGCCGAACAAATTCTCGGAGAGCGGGACCGACACCGTGACACTGATCGGATCACGAACCAGCGTCCGGGTTACAAACTCGGGATCCCCGGTCGGTGGTCGCGCACAGGTCCGGATATGGGGGCTGACGCCAAGCATCATGAACCAGCTCGCCACCCTCGGATTGGTGGTCAATCTCGTCCCGCGAAATACCGTCACGGTATCAGCGGGCGACAAAGGCGGCTCTCCATCCGTTGTTTTCTCCGGAACGATCTGGGCGTCATACGGGGATTACACCTCACAGCCCGACGTACCCTTCATCCTAGAATGCCTGTCGGCCGGCGCCGAGGCTGTTGTTCCGGCCACGGCTTCCAGTTTCTCAGGAATGACGGATGTCGCCACGATTATGAGTGGAATCGCGCGGCAGATGAACATGGGGTTCGAAAATAACGGCGTCTCGGTCCAGATATCGAATCCCTACTATTCTGGTTCAGCGCGCGAGCAGGCGCGGAAGTGCGCCGAGCAAGCCGGCATCAATTGGGGAATCGATGCCAAGGGGCTTTCAATCTGGCCCCGAGGCGGAAATCGAAATACGCCGAACGTTCCGGTGATCTCGCCGGCAACAGGCATGGTTGGATACCCGGCGTTCACGCAGCAGGGCATCATCGTGCGCACGCTGTTCAATCCGCAAATTTCGTTCGGAAGCCTGATCAGGGTCGAGAGCGACTTGCTCACAGGCTTGAAGGCTGCGCAGGGCGCGCAAAATGCAACGTCGTTTCCGAGCCAATGGGCGATTAATAAACTCGACCTGGCTCTTGATGCCTACGTGCCGAAAGGCGACTGGATGTCGACGATTTACGCTTATAATCCCGGCTACGCAAAATCGATCATTCCACCTCCATAGGACGACATATGGCAACGGACCCGACCTCAAATAGCGGAAGCGTCGGAGCTGGTCAGCAGTATCCGTCCGACTCGAACAGCGAGTTTGACGTGATCTGCTTCATTGTTCGCCAGATGATGTCGACGCTGGAAACCATGAAACTCGTCAAGATCACAGCGGTGCACGGTGGCGGCGGAGCCATCGCCAAGGCAGGCACTGTCGACGTCCAGCTTTTGGTCAATCAACTTGATGGTGCCGGGAACGCCACCCCGCACGGCATCGTCTACGGCATTCCGTGGTGGCGGCTGCAGGGCGGCACCGGCGCGGTGATCTGCGACCCGGTGGTGGGCGATATCGGCTATGTGCTGTGCGCCGACCGCGACATTTCGAACGTCAAGACAGCGGTTGAAGCCGGGAAATCGGCGCAAACCAATCCGGGGTCGTTCCGGAAATACAGCGTCTCTGACGGGATTTACGTTGGCGGCTGCCTGAACGGCGTTCCGACGCAATATCTAGCTTTCACCGCGGATGGCATCCTGTGGACCGATGCGGCCGGAAACGTGCTAAAGAGCACTTCGGCAGGATTCGAGATGACACCGGCCGGTGGCATATTCAAGGTGAACGGACAGATTCAGGCGACCGGCGAGGTAACGGCGAAATTCGGTACCGGGGCGTTCGTCACTCTGTCGCAGCATCGGACGGCCACACTCAATACTACGCCGCCAGTTCCAGGGACCTGATCAATGGCGAGTACGCTGCTTTTGGACGCCGTGTCGTGGGATATTTTGCTCGATAGCAATTCGAATATTGCGGTCGCGGAAGAGCCCTACGCGCTTGCGCAAGACGCAGCCAGCGCGATCAAGACGTTTCTCGGCGAGGTGTACTGGGATACGACTATCGGCGTCCCGTATCTGACGCAAATACTTGGTAAGAATCCGCCGCTGCCGCTGTTGAAGCAGCAACTCGTCATAGCTGCGCTGACTGTTCCGGGCGTGATCTCGGCGCAGGTTTTCATTAATTCGCTGTCGGATCGCTTGATCTCCGGACAGGTGCAGGTCACGAATACGGAAACCGGCGAGGTCTCGGTCGCGCCGTTCGCGGCTACCAACCCACAAGGAATCGGCTGATGACCGTCGGCACCAACGTTCCAAGCGTTACCTTCGGACCGATCGGCTTCGTGACGCCGGATGGTCCCGCGATCTTGGCTGGCGAGCAGCAGGACATCAATGCGGCATTCAACAACACGCTGAATTACCAACTCACGACGCCGCAGGGGCAGTTAGCAGTCAGCTACGCGGCGGTGATCCAAAACGTATATCAGATTTTCTGCTACTACACGCAACAGGTCGACCCCGCTTATTCGTCGGGCCGGATGCAGGACGCGATCTGTCGCATCTACGACCTTGAGCGCGATCCGTCCGAGCCGACCGTTCTGCAGATCAACTGCACGGGCGGCAATGTGCTGCTGCCTGCCGGTTCGCAGATCAAGGATACTTCTGGAAATCTCTATCGCAGCACTGACGACATCACGATCCCGGTAACTGGATCAATCGTCGGATCGTTCTCATGCACGCTCCCGGGGCCGGTGCCGGTGCCAAGCGCAAATTCGGTTTCGATCTATCAGGCGATTCCCGGATGGGACACCGTCACGGTAGTGTCGGGCATTCAGGGCGTTGACGTCGAAAGTCGCCAATCCCTTGAGTTGCGCCGGCAGGATTCAGTTGCTGGAAACAGTTTCGGTGCCATCGGATCCATCATCGGTGCAGTCGCTAAGGTGCCTGGTGTGCTGGACTATTATGGATACAACAACAACACGGCAGCACCGGTCACCATCAAGGGCGTGACGATTTCGGCATATTCGATCTACATCTGCGTGGCAGGCGGATCAATGCAGGATGTCGGGACCGCGATTCTGAGCAAGAAGGGCGGCGGTGCGCCGATGGTCGGTAACACCACAGTAGTGGTCTACGATGAAAATCCGCTCTACGCGGAGCCGATCCCGTACACGATCATTTACCAAATTCCGGCGCCGCTGCAGACGTTGTGGCGGGTTCTGATCGTCACCGGTCCGACCGTTCCGTCGAACGCTGCCCAACTCGTGCAGGACGCCTTGATCGCCGCGGTGACGGGGCAGAGCACCGTGCAGCCGACTCCGCCGAAGGCGCGCATCGGCGCCGTCATCTACGCGTCGAGCTATGTCGGGGCCATCAATGCGCTAGGAACATGGGCGCAGGTCGCATCCATCACGATAGGCTCCGCGAACACCCCCGGAGCCGTCGTGGTCGGACATATCGCCGGTACGCTGCTGACCGTTACGGCGGTGACATCAGGCACAATTGCGGTCGGCCAGGCGCTAACTGATCCGCTGGGCCTGATCCTGAACGGAACGTCGATCGCGTCGTTTGGCACCGGCAGCGGTGGGATCGGAACCTACAACCTCAACCAATCCCAAACCGTTGCGGGAGCGACTTTCACGGGTACCGGATCGGGAACGAATTTGACCGTTACGGCGGTCACTGGGGTGATCGGCATTGGCAATGTGATCTCGGGCACCGGTGTCACGTCCGGGACGACGATCGTGTCACAGACCTCTGGCACCACCGGCGGCGCCGGCGTCTACGTGACTTCCGTGGCAACCACCTCGTCCGGAGCCGCGATTACCGCGAACTCGCCGGTCAGCGCCTCAGCGGCCGACAGAACCAACGTCAACGTTCGCGGCGATCAGATACCGCAGATCACTGCTGCGAATATCTCGGTGGGACTATCCTGATGTCGGGGCCTCCGTATCCACACCCGAAGCCGGCGCCTGGGTCGAACGCTATCGGCTCTTTCATCATCGGCGTGAGTCCGATCGGAACGATCCCGCCGTTTGATGTCTGGGAAACGGTGATCTCCCAGTATGCAAATTCGCCCACGTTGACGGATCTGATCCAGTCATTCAATGCGGCAATGGACCAGACGCAAAACTTCGATGCCTTTTATGATCAGATATGGAATGTCATCTCAGCACAGGGCTACGGTCTTGATATTTGGGGCCGGATCGTCGGTGTCGTTCGCGCTCTCTCGGTGCCTGGTGATCAGGAATATTTTGGGTTTGCGGAAGCCGGTATTAACGTCTCCGGATTTAACCAGCAGCCATTCTATTCGGGCGCCACACTGACGAACAATTTTGACCTGGCAGACGATGCTTTCCGCGTGCTAATCTTAGCAAAGGCGTTTGCGAACGTCTGCGATGGATCGATCCCGGCCACCAACAGTCTTTTGCTATCACTTTTCCCGGGACGGGGAGCGTGCTATGTGCGGGATAACCAAGATATGACGGTCGACTATGTTTTCACGTTCGTGCTGCAGCCCGTCGAACTTGCTATCTTGTCGCAAACTGGCGTTCTTCCGACCGCAACCGGCGTTGACTACGATATCCAGCAAATCATCTGAGGAAATTTTGCCATGCAGCTGACTGACATCCCGGCAAAATTCCCGATACCGTTTGCCAACGCTGCCGGCGGCGGTTTCATCCGACCGATCCCGACCGCGTCGCAGATCGGTGTCAATGCGGGATACGCGTCCCTGACTGACGGATTTCCGCCACTAAACTTTACGCCTGTGGCGGCCGGTGGCGTCCCGCCGTTCGGCCAGGACATGAACGGCATCCTGAATCAGGCCACAGCGTGGAATCGCTGGGCAAGCGCAGGCGGGAACAACATCTACGATTCAGGGTTTGCGTCATCAATCGGAGGGTATCCAGCCTATTCGACTTTGATGTCAGCTGTCGTTCCTGGAAACATGTGGATGTCGATCGTCGATAATAACTCGACCGATCCTGATTCCATGAGTTCGTCAGGATGGGTCGTTGCTCCGGGCACCGCGGGGACTGGCACCGTCACATGGCGAGCCGATTCTAATATTCCCTACGGTTGGATTGCGCTTAATAACGGAAACATCGGCAACGCAGCATCCAACGCACTTAATCTCGCGAGTTCTACGGCGTTATTTGCCTTCCGATATTTCTGGAACAACTTCAGCAATACGCAATGCCCGACGCTCACAAGCGCGGGCTCTTCAGTCGCTCGCGGCGCTAATGCCGATGCTGATTTCAATGCAAACAAGCGAATTGTAGTGCTGGATTTTCGCTGCACAACTCCGAAAGGTGTCGACACGATGGGCAGCGGAGTCCCATCCGGACTCCTGTCTGGCGTTCCTTCGCAGAACGGTTTGAGCGCGTCGACGCCAGGCGCTATCTTTGGTGAAAATACGCACGTCCTGTCGGTCGTTGAACTGGCTGCGCATCTTCATAACGGCTCGCTGACGACGGGAGCCGAATCCGCGGTACACATTCACTCCCTCAGCGGCGTTACCGATGGAATGAACGCCGGTGACCCGCATTCTCACTCGTCAAATGCAAATACAAATAATAGTGGAATGAGCGGCGGCGGCGGTTCGCAGATAGGAACGTCTCCGGCCGGAGCCACCATTTCGGCCTCCAGCGTTAACCATGGTCACTCCTACGCGACCACAACAACGGCTGAATCTGCTCCGCACGCGCATAGTTCGTTATTCGCTACGGATCCAACGGGTAGTGGCAATGCGCATAACACGACTGATCGGTCGATGCTTGGCTTTATCCTGATGAAATTGTGAGATTGCCATGACGTTCAAGGTAGCAAAATCAACGATCACGGAAAGATTCGGTGATCAATATTCGACTTTGGTTTCTGCCTATTCGGGGGAGATCAAGGAATGGCGAGATCGAGAAGTCTTGGTGAAGCAGGACAAGGAAAACGGGGTTCCGATTGAGGACGCGCATGCCTCATTTCCCCCACCGATCGCGCACCCATTGATCGTTGCGGCCATCAACGAATCCGGAGATCCGGATTTCATCGTTGATGACGATACGCCGACTGCCGATGATCTTTTGCCGTATAAGAAGGATGTACTCCTATCAATGCTGCAACAAGCGGAGGATTTTGT